TTAACTACCGGAAACACCCTCATAGTCGTGTGTGAACCGATTTTCAACTGTTTAGATTCAAACTCGTACAATTCATCTTCTTCTCCCATTGAGTAGAATGTTTTCTGTACTGTTTCAAAATCTGGCTTTTTCATAACCCACAGCTTCATTGGATATACCTGTGGGTCAAATTCATAAATCTTTTCTTCCATGTTTTTTATTTTTAAAAAGGACATCCGTTGTCTTCTCCGTCAAAAGGTAAATCACTCTCTTCCCGGACATTGAAGTCGCATGTACTGTATTCATAATCATTTGGTTGGAAAGCTGGTTCTGGTTTCGGCTCTTCCTGCCATCCATACACTATGTGCTCTGCAATGTCATTCTTGAAACGTCTGGTTTCAATCTCATAGTACATCCCACAAAGTGTGTCTACTACTCCTAGAGAACGGTTCTTGCAAATTTCTACCACGTTACCGTATTGCATCATCTCCGATATTCTAGGTGAGCCAAAGAACTCAATACCTCTGGTCTCAAAGTCCTTATTAACACGGTGAATGATGAAACAATTGTCTACCGCATTGGTTAAATCGGCTGAACCGGATATGGACTCTTTGCGAAGAAAATCTGTTTGTTTACGAGGATGAGCCACTACGATAATGTGGATGTTCTTCTTCTTAGCAAGGTCGCATACCTGTAAGATAAACTGCCTTTGCTTGCTGTTATTGTCTCCGTCAAATCCTTCCAGAGACATAGCCATCAGATTGTCTATAATAACAAGGCTTACTCCCTCTTTTTCAATGATTTCAGTAATATCAGCCATCAACTGTTCCCAACGAGAACCATACTGATTGTTGTAAAGGAACAATTTCCCTTTTGTCCAATTGTCTATCCGGTCAGATATGTTCTTCGGAGCATAATACAACGTGTCGTATCCGTCCACCTTTTGCACATAGCTTCGTCCGGCAGCAATCTGGTTTATCCAGCCTTTTAAACGATACCCGACTAGCTCTCCTGACCATAACGCCACCTTGTATCCGGTATTGATGGCATTCAACGAAAGCTGGTTCAACCAAGAGGACTTTCCCGAAGAGTTACTTCCTGAAATCAGCGATACTTCACCCAACAGTAATCCGGTGATAGATTTATCCAATATCCTGAATCCGGTAGGTATTTTCGGAAGCTGAGAAACATCGACGTATTTTATATCCGCCAGATTCATCCACTTATTGCCCTTTTTTGAATCTTCTCCCACCGGGGTATAGATTTCCTTGTCCGGACGCTGAAAGTTTAAAATTCGCGACTTGGTGATGTATTCTGAGTATTCTTTCCGGCTATAAGCATCCGGCTCATAGTGCAAACGAACATCTTTCCATGTATATTGGCTACAGTGAGAATGAAAACATGTAAATCCAATAGCCCCATCTCGACTAACAAATATAGCTGAATCTGGTGCTTTATGGCTACTATCGAAAGGACATTCTTGAAGAATAATTTTTCTCATGCCCATTGAATCAGTAATATCCCTTGCTACCTGTATCCCATGCTTGCTTAGAAAGTTATCAATGTCAAACTTATCCTGACCGTATCGGTTTTCATAAGTTGGCTTTTCCACTTTCGGCAATTTCTCAGCTACTTTCACAAAGTAGGCTTTATCGGTTGGCTTTATTTCTGAGGGTACAACCAATATCTTACTCATCCGGTGAGGTCTGGATTTAGTGTTAGAACCCTTCTGAGCGACTGAACCATATAACTTTGTAATGCGAGAATTGTTACCAACCTTTACATCAATCCCAATTTTTTCATCGCTGAACATCATTGAAAGAGAATTTAAAAAATTGGAAACTAGCTCATTGTTTTCATCAGTACAAGCCCAACTGTCAATTTTGTAAAGTAGGTGAAATCCATTTCCTGAATCACACACGACCGGATAATTGAATCCCATATCTCTCAGATAGTTCCTCACTTTATTCGCTACTATCCTTGCATATTGCTTTTCTTCATTCGTAGAACTGATTTTAGCACCATCTCTTTCAGGGTCAAAATCAATCAATATCCATTCACGAGAATCAATATGCTTATCGTTAGTACTATCCACTCCATACATCATCTGGTCTTTCTGCTGCATTGAATAACATAGCATCTTGATTTTATTGAAGATGAAATATAGGTTATATCCGGAATCAAACTTTTTGATAGCTTCAATTATTTTTTCATGGTTAGTGAAATATCCAGACCATATATCACCTTTCTTTTTAGTACCTATAGCACGTATTTCAACCAATTCACCTTCCGGTTTGAATATCTCCAATGCCCTTCTAACTTCTATAATGTCCATATCATTTTAGCCATTTTTGTTGTTCTTGACTCCAAACTTCTCCTTTTTCGTTTACATCTCCATCTTGGGGAATATTTGATTTTGTATTCTTAGGATTTTTAGCATAAGGAGAATTATCCGATAAATACAATTCTTTCTGTTTATCACTAAGTTCAAATACTCCATCCCATGAATGCTCAATAGAACGTTGTACGATAGCATAAGCAAGAACCGGATTGTTATCAGACAGGTTGACTAACGTTGTGTATTGCCTTGAAGCTCCTTTTTGAGTTTTATATTGCTTCTTGATTTCATCCTTGTACTCCAACCACTCCATCCATATGTCTTCAAACTCTTTATCAACGTAGGATAAATCTGATCTAACATCAAATTTACCAGTCTTTTGTTCTTTCTTAGATACGTTAGTATCTTTTCTTTCTTGTTTATTATCTGTATTATTATCTGGTATAGGTTGGACACTTTCGGAAAATCCATTTCCCATTTTTGAAAAATGCATCCCCCATTTTTTAAGCATTGAAATACCTTCATCAGAAAAAGCATACCAACATGTTCTGTCATAAGCACTACTATTAAAATTATCTTTTATAAGTATTCCTTTTTCTACGAGATTATTAATAAGTCTTGATATTTTTTTTTCATTCATATATGGGAATAATTCAGCAAGAGCTTTAATGGTATTATATGTCCAATATCTACCAGAATGAAAATGTTTATCGTTTGCTTCATTCTTCTTAATCCAGTAGAAAAAATTATTAATCAGTATAGCTTCTTCTATACCAAAAATACTGGCTATTTCAATACAAAACGAGTGTTCCATTATTTATAAATTTTATGATTTATTTTTCTTAACATATGATTTATCTTCCTCTGCCAACGAGGGTCTTTGAGTAGACTCTGATAATCCTTTTTCTTCATGATTGTGAATGTTAAGTATTATGAGTGAAAGAAGGAAGTGGAGAAGGTGCACTCACTTCACCTTTCGACAGGTAGCTACTCCATGCCTATCTCCACTTTGCAAAGGTACTAAAAATTGGTTTTAGTACAATATGTTAGATAACATCTTTCTTATTTTTCTCTTCTTCTTTGACTATGAAAATCGTATCATCAATAATAACTGATTTTACTTTCTTGTTTAACACCCACAATCTAGCCGTTTCTGTGCTGATGTCTTTAAGTTTGGCGTATGTAGAGATACGCACTAAGTTTTTGAAGTCTTCCATATTCTATAAATTTTCTACAAATGTATTAAGTAGATTGGTAAATTCCAAATAATTTTGGTTAAAAATGGGGAGAATTTTCTCTCCCCATCCGGTTAGGGTAAAATACTATGGCATTATGACTGGTATCATTACCTGAATTATTTGCATACTATTTCCCCCATGATATTCCTGATATGTTGAAATTTATCCTACAAACAAAATCCTAATTTTTCAAGTTCCTTTATTACATCTTTACTAAGCAATTGAAACTCAGTGGAGTATTCTCCGGCTCTTGCATGATGTTCGATATTAAGTAACACTTCCTCCAAAGTTGGAGATTGTTGTTGTGCTAAATTGAATGCTTCGTCTCTTGTTAACATGATTCTAAATCGTTTAAGTTTTTAATAATAATTTCAATATCCCAAATAGCCATAGACGTAAGCCTATCATGGGATTCAATTTTCCATATCTTTGCGCTTGGATATTTCTCAGTAAGCAATTTCTTTAATAGATTGATGTTTGAATCATTAAAGATTACGTATTTTTCGTTGTCTATTGAGAACCCAAGTTCTTCCAGATATTTGATTTTCTCTTCTTCTGTTCGCTCTTCATCTTCATAGTAAGAACGGCTGATATTACCGCTTAACTTAACTGTGAGTGTACCATATTCTCTAAAGGACATTTCGCTAACATGTCCAAATCCTTCTATGTTCCACCACCTCTTGAAATTTGAACAGATGTTCTTGATTTTCTCTCTGAAATCCTCGTTTGTCACCTTCTCCCCTAATTGCTTCCGAAGCTCTCTATTTTCATCATTTAGTGACCGGATTTCGCTCAATCTTTCATTTTGTTCTCTTTCAAGTATCCCTTCATACCCCATTTTTTTCAGGAAAGACAATACATAGGATTCGGTCAAAGATAGATGAGTTTCTTTCATCCCTTCGGTCAATTCTCCCTTTGTCAACTGTTCATAGCAGAATCCAAGATTGAATTGGATATCCTTGTATATCTTTGCCAGTTCCTTGGCTAATTTGCCATCTTTGTCCTCTACTAATGTGGGGTCGTCGTTGCATTTAAAACTTAGTTTTCTTTCTTCCATAATTATTCAATTTCTATTGGTTCATCCTCCCATGTTAATTCTTTACCTGTAAGAAGTTTAATCGTTCCTTTTGGAAGTTCTATCTCAGAAGAACGATAATATGGTTCATCGTTAGAACCGACACAATCCATATTGAGTTTTTCGTCAGACCAATAACAACTATCCTTTTCAGGCTTATGTCTGAAAATGTATTCATCTCCAAACTTATCAATTGCTAACCATGCCATAATTATTCAGCTAATTCCATTTTACATCTTTCAAAAGACACATTATCATTCACTTTCGACATGCTACCATCTTTCTTTGCCTTTTTCAGTTTAGGAAAGACTTCATCAAAAAATATTTCGTATCCTTCAACATAGGCATATCTTCTCTTTTCTGGAATATGTATGCGTTCTCTATTATCAAAAGCCCAACCTTCAAATGGTGGATTAATGATACAAATTTTTGACCCGACCGGAAACGGAGAATTTGAATCTATATATGCTTGTTTCAAATCCATCATCTCTCGCTTTACTGTATCCATTTTTTCTTGGATAATCGCTTTTTTAGCGATAAATTCTTCTTTATTCATGTTCTTTAAGATATTCGATTAAACTTTCTTTGTCTTTAAATATTCTTGTATCCCATTGTGGATAATTATTTCTTGGGATACTTAATCCGTCAGATAACTTATAAACCATCAAAAAACTTCTATCCGTATAAGATATTTCAATGGTTATTTTATTAATATTTGCATAGCAAATATGGTCTCCACTTAGATAGCATACACTATCACCTACATCAAACTCTGTATTAATTTTCATATCTTTTCTTATTTTACCATTGGACAAATCATGGTTACTTCACTCTCATATTCAGGATTCTTTATTTTTAATAAAGCCCTTTCTCCGGTTGGACATATTTCTATATTATCCGTACTGATAGCGTCGATAGCAGTCCTCATTTGCATAGCGTTGAAGTTCTGAGATATCGCCTGACCACCTTCTGCATATATCTTTTCTGTATAGTTTTTGTTTCCTCCCCAATTTGTTGCTGAAATGGTAATTCCTTCTTCTGTAAAGCTGAGAGATATATTTCCGGTAATTGGCTTTTCGAAAATATTTATTGCTTTCAATAAACATAAAAGAATGGTTCTCTTATCTACTCTGACGGTAAAACGGTCTTTGTATTGAAGCAATTGAAAGAAGTTGGGAACTTTCATTTCCATCTTACGAATGAGCAACATGGAGTTTTCACATTTGATGATGATGTTATTTTTCCCGTTTTTAATGGTCACTTCATTCTCTTTCTTTAGAGCTTCCCGAATACCTTTGAATGAATTTCTTGGAATAGATAGGATAGTTTTGAGATTGGATTCAGTCTCGCAAAAATCATGGTACATTTTGATACTGTCAAAAGCAAACGCATGAATGTTGTTTTCTTGAATAAACAGATGCAGGCATTCAAATACCGGTTGCAATTCATCTTCCTTCAAGAATGGGTTTCCCTTAACAATCCAGTATCCCAATGTTTGAGCCGGCATAGTAAACGTTTCCGCATCCGATTCTTGTTGAAGGGTAGGATACCATTTTGCATCTTCCACCGGAAATTCCATTGTCCCGGTATCGGTATAAATGGTAGCTTTCATTTTTTTCTCTTTATTGGCTTCTTCTCCAATAACTTCAACTTCCATTTCAAATGTTTCATCCCTAAGAAGATTTACATACGATTCAATATCTGCCTTGTTAATACAGAATACAATGTCCTCATCAGAACTGATAATATTGCAGGACGTTTTAATCGCATTCATATCGTCATACGACAATATAGTACATTTGTTGTTTTTAACTGTGATTTTTACACATTCCAGTATCGGTAAAACCTTTCGGTTTCCCGCATAACAGCCACCGATATTGATGGCTTCCAAAAAGTCTTTTCTATTAAATACGAGCTTCATAATTATAATTTATAAGGTATCATATACGGTTCATAATAGTCTACTTGAATATGTTTAGGAGAGTATTCAAGTTTCAAGAGAGTTAATTTCAACATCTCTGTATCAGTAGTATCAAAGGTGTCGAATGAATCAGCGTGCCAATCTCCATCTTCGAAATAACTTACATATATCAAATCACTTTCTGTATTATATACCCGATAAGGGGTAATTCCTAAACTGGATAATTTAACTATGCACTTTAGTTCCATACTTTTTATTTTTTCTTCTTAATCGTTTTTGGATAATTTCGTTCAACTTTTGTTCGATGAGAATGAATGACCTACGGAATAACATGGTATCAGTACGTCTGGTAAATCCACCATTCCATATACAAGTTTCCAGACACATTTCTTTTAGCCATTTTACGCCTTTTGTTCTAGTATGATATGCGTACTCTACATCTTGAATGAAGAATAGAAAATCCACATGTTTCATCTTCAATAGAATATTGTTATTGTAGAGATAAGCTAAAGTAGAAATCACATCTTCCCTGTCAATTGGGAAACGAACTGATGGGAAATAATTATTTAAAATTTCATCCAGTTTCTTGTATTCCTCAATAGCTTTATCAGCTAATTCGTTTGTTGAATTTATAAAATTTTCCGGTTTACAATCCAACTTAAAGGCAGCACTTATGAATGCAGAAAGACTTTCTGCATCTTTCATATCTAATTTTTCATGTCTTGCACATGCCGCATGAGATTTCATCATAAAATAATGCGAATAGCACCGGAGCATCAAATACACTACTTTAATTCGATATTGCTGTCTTCCCCACCGAATACCTATTTCGGGATGGAAATCATTTGTTTTCTTTTTCTTTTTCATCTTCATCAAAAACGAATAAAACTCCATCAATACGTACATGTGGTAACTTTCCTGTCTTTATCCAAAGATATACAGTTTCTTTTACAAATCCTTTCTTTTCAGCGTAACTTCTGATGGTGAGAAGTTTTGAAATATCTACTATCTGTTCTTTCATATTACAATGCTTTAAATTCGTCATTTAGTTCTTTAAGTTTCCTTTTTAACTTGCAAATAGTTATTGATTTAGTTGTATCAAAATCAACCCAAAAGATAGATGCCTCATATCTACGTTCTTTGCTTGAAATAACAATCTCGGAAAATTTTTCACATTCTTCCCATACAGATAATTCTTTTTCTAATTTGTTAATTCTTTCAATTAAATCAACACCTTTCTTTATTTGCTCTCGTTCCATAATTCGTTATTTTTTTTTTAGTTTTCTATTCTTTTTACTAACCACTGCTCCATATCTGGCATTTGTCCTACAAACTTCTTTCATCCAATCCGGGTCTTTCGAAATTCCCAACTCCCTCGCTTTCCGAACTAAAGTTCTAGGGGAAACTCCAATCAACTCAGCTAGTTCTTCGTTGAATGTTGTTGCATAATGCCGTTTCAATATACAGAGCATATTACCTGACCATGAGATACGTGTCGAATATCCTTTATGTTCCATGTATAATCCTTTAGACTCATCATAAAACTTCTTATCCGGCACTTTTTTCTTCTCTGCATATTCCATTCTCATCTCTTCTTTAGTGCAATCTTTGCATTTGGAACTATAATAAGATTTATGCTTATAAAAATCCCGCATCCAAAGTTTTCGCTTACATTTAGTACATACTTTCTTTCGTCCCATATATATCTTCTTTCAATTCAGGCATTTGCCCTTTCTTCATGTAATAATCAAGACTTTCATGGGGAGATGGAGTATGCCCATTTAGAATGTCAACAATAATATTCCAAGAGGTCATTACTTTTCGGTCTAAACAGGATTCTCTTTTAGGAGATTCAAGTGTATTTGAAACCAGCCGGAGCGTATCAGCAATTTCCCTCAATTTCCAAACCGGGACTTCTACAATTGGTTGTTCGTTTGAATGATTAATTCCTTGTATTTTCATATCTATTGTATTTTTAAAATTAGAATTACTAATGTAATGAAAACGATAGCTATTGTAGAGAAAGCGAATAAACAGCCTTTATCGTATTCCTTTTCGTCAGATGGCGTATTCTTAATATACCAATCGAGGATATGTTTCTTTTTATTCATTCCTAATTAGTTTTGAGCCTAATTAGACTACATCGTTAATACTAATTTCTCCTTTCAAAACTCGTTCTACCTGCCTATCAAGTATTTCTTGAAACTCTATCTGGCAGATAAGCGAGCAATCCGGTATAATCTCTTCCACGGGGTCACCTCGCCATGTTGGTAGTTCATCCAAGAAGATACGCCCGTCTTTGTCCTTTAGGCACGTAGCACCAACATTACGTTCAATCTGTGCCATTTGGTTGAAGACTTCTGGGAAGTCCTTGCGTATCTTATTCCAGTAGCCCATACCACCCTTTACACATCCGATGCAATTATTATTATTGTAGCCCATCTTGTACATGGCAGGGATTTCAATACCTGCTTTACAAAGCATTCCCATTGCATCCGGCTTCGTGATATACTTTTCAATAAGCGGGAATAGTGGCTTTGTGTCCGGATACTGCTGCTTTAATCGGATAGCCCGGTTTATTTCTTTCGGGTCGTAATCGAAGCCCCATACTTGCCCGTCCCAAGAACCAAGCTCCTTTTCCAACTTGTACCGGACTTTCTTTTTCAGTTCAAGAGTACAAGCAGCACCATGCGCACCATTGATAAAACCTTTCCGTAGGACATCAGCTACGCAAGTGTATTTGTCGCTTCGGATAATGTGAATAGGCTGTCCGTACCATTTCTCACAATCAGAGAGAAAGCGAGAGTTATCGGGATGTCCTGAACCAGTTTCAATATAATAGAGATGCACATCATTGTACAGACTCAATGCTATCTTACAAGCGACTGCGGATGTTACACCGCATGAGAACCACGCTATTATCATTTGATTTCTTTCTTTATAGTTACACGTTAATAGACATTCTTTTAATATGCGCAAAACAATCATCCATAGCCTTGTCAAAAACTTCTTGACTTATGATATTTTTCTCAATCCGTTCCACGTATTCACCTGCGTAAGATGCAAGTTGGATACTTGAATCACTATTACTTACATCTTCTCTATTGTCAAAATATACATGTATACAATCAAATACCACTTCATCACCGATTTCATCAGTATTTACCCTAACTATCGCTGTGATTTTTTCATAAGAAGTATGCGCCAGGTGAATACACTTTCCAACGAGATATTGATATTTTGCCTTTTTTTTATCGGCTTCCTGTTTCTTTAGCTTCTGTATTTCAGCTTCTAATTTCTGTATTCTGTTCATATCTGAATCTGATTTGAGGATTACTTAATTGTTTCAGCGGCTTGCTGGTACACATTCCACTTAATGCCTCTATCGGCACGCATCTTATTTGCATCTTCTCTATTGCTATAATTGAGTAGCCAAGTATTTCTTCCTTCGTGATTTTCGGGAAGCTGACGTATTAAATCTTCTGCAAAATTCAATCTGTCATATCCACTCTGTTTTTCCGCACCAGTTAGGTGTATTACTTTCATTCCATGATTTTCCATAATGTTCCTTTTTATATTAGTTTTACTCATTTAACATCTATCACATTCCTATACACTCCAAAAAAAGGAACATCCACACCACAAACAGAGATTTCATACACAGAATCTTTCTCTATCTTCCCGGCAAATTCAGGATATGCTAAAATGCCATCAATGTTGATGCGGAATGTTCCTTTATCAGTGTATAACAAATAGTATATTCGGGTGCTAATATCCTCTTTGCTGCCGGATACTTTTTCGATTTTATCGACTTTATTCACTCTTACTTTTAAAGTTTGTTGATTGGAAAAGGTTACAAACCATATACATCCAATAAATGCAATAACGAATATTGCGATAGTTATTTTCTTCATCATCTAAGTTTATTTGTTTATTAGTTATTGGTTAAACATGATGCAAAGATAGTGATAATCTCTCTATTACCAATAGATAATCAACAATCAACAATAGTTTAACTTATGGGCGAAAAGAAACCGGCTGTCCTAATGGGGAAGGACAGCCGGAGAAGAAAATCAAAAGATTGTCTTTAAGAGGTTTGCAGGGACAAAGATAGCAAAAAATATCAATAAGTTTATTTTTAGAGCATTTATTTTTTGATTCATAAAAATATTACTATCTTTGTCATGTCCGAACTACGACCGGATGAGTGAGATATTTTCATAGCTGGTATATTATAAGGTTATGTGGGCACTATTGGGGAAGGGTCGTAGCTTCCCTTTTAGTGCCTTTTAAATACAAAGGCATGATAGATTTGAAACAATTCAAAAACAACTCCATTCAAAAAGGATTATGTCAGGGATATACTGACATGTGGAGCGATGAGAAAAGCAAATGCCAGCTTTTCGAACTTGCCTGTGACACTAATGCAGTGGAATACATGGCTAAATCGCTCAGTCAGGGATGGGGATTATCACCGGAATATATAGCTGATAAATTCAAATTCTTCATTAATGGAAGATATATCTGCAAATATAAGAATGAAAAAGGGCACGGATATACCAGTACGATGTTGTGTAAATACAATGGTGAGAAATTTCTTATAGACACTACGCTTCTCTGTGTATTGGAAACAAACACCAAACTGGTTGTAAGCCCTTATCATATTTGCAAAATATACGTTGCAGGTGAAAGTAATTTGTCTATTGAATTAGGAGAAAACAGCCGATGCTACATTTATCTATATGGTAAAGAGCCAGTATTGACCGGAGACTATATGAATAAAAGAGTGGTTGTAAAACGTATCATAGAGGAGGTGGACGAATGATAACTAATCCGAAGTTTTACATGCAGGAAATAGCCAAGCCAGATACTAAACCTATCAAAGACTTGGAAGTAGATTTTTCCGGCATGAAGTATCTCTCCTGTAAAGGATTGTCTTCAAAAGGTAAATCCAGAGTATATACCGAACAGTATGCTGATTCTAACGGTATTAGAGTGTATATACCAACTACCTTAACTGTAGATACTGTAGATATCGAATTTGAATTTGTCTTTGCCGGAGATAATCGTAGGGATGTATTTGATACCTTTTACGAATATGTTAAGAATAAGAAATTGCGTTACTGGGACAATGTACGGAACAGACAAGTCGAAATGTATCTCAGCGATAAGGTTGAACCATCGGAAGATATATTGCTAGGAAGTACCCCTTATATTAAGGCTACTTTTAAGTTTACTAATATAAACGGAATATCCACTAAAAAGTCATAGATGAAAAGCAAGATATGTACATATTTGCCGCATATACTCATAGCTATCTCGCTGATGATATCTATCTATTCATTGTTTCGTAAACCGAATGAAGAAAAGATAGTAACCACTACGGATACTGTGTTTGTGACGAAATATGATACTCTTAGGTATAGTTATCCAGTATTCTTTACGAAAAAGGTAATAGATACAATTACTATCTATCTGAAAGATTCTTCCAAAATAGAACTTCCGATAGAACAGAAATACTATAAACAGGATGGCAGTTATGAAGCATGGGTATCCGGCTATCATCCATCTTTGGATAAGATAAATGTCTTCAATAAGACCGAATATAAAACCATAACGAATACCGAAACGCATACGCTTTATAAATCCTCATGGAGAGGATACATAGGTGGGCAAATACAAACGTTTGACCAGAAGTGGATACCTTCTATCAAACTGACTATAACATCTCCAAAATCGCTTCTTATAGAAGCCGGAATAGGAGTATATGATAACAAACCTGTGTACAATGTAAGTGCCGGGATAAAAATATGGGGAAAGTAACATTAATTTTAATATTATAATCATGGTAACAAAAGAAACTGAATCATTGACCCAGATGTTGCTAGAATCAAGAGTATCGCAACTTCCAGAAGAGAACGACCCCGCTAAGATATGGGTGTTGGCATTGGTGAAAGTACTACGCAAAACAGGTCAGAAAGACTATGTGATTGCCGAACATGACTTCTTTGGATGGAACGAAATCCGTGTCAAATCTGAAATGGCAGGCGTGGGTATTCTCGCAGAAGTAGAAAGTATTCATCCGTACTCCTATTTGACCGCTTTGGATATGCCGACAGTAAAGACCAAAGAAGATATCATCAATTTCTTGGCTTCTCGCACCAAAGAAGATGCTGAATATCTATCTTCTCTTGGTAATGATGTTCTGAAAAAGATGTTGTACAACGTCTGCATTAAGAATAAGGCTTCTAAGTGGGGACAGAAACAGGATTATGAAGACTATGTTCTCGGAATTAAAGAGCCGGAACACAAAGTGTCTAATGTAATTGACTTCTCCGAAGAAGACAAAAAAGAAGAGTCTGTAAAATCTTCTGAACCTGAAAATGCCGAAGAAGAAAAGGTTGAAGATGAGAATCCGGTCTTGGGAGAAGAGCCGAAGAAAAGAGGTCGTAAACCAAAAGAATAATATATGAAAAATCGAGAAGAACTTGAAAAGAAAATGAGTGAGAAGATTGCCAAGTTGAAAGCTCTGTGCAATGATGCTCATTATTCCGATAAGCTGATTAACGACATTTTATCGTTGAAAGCGCAATTGGATATTGAACCTACTTATATCCATATTCCCACTAAAAGTGTGATGAAGGATGAAGCCGGAAACGATATAGAATATAACTTCGGTCACTTCAATTTGATTAAGACAAAAACTTGTATCATTGTCGGAATGAACGGTTATAAAATACTGGTATTCCCTTGGATATATACCTTGTATTGTCATTTGGACGCATTGATAACATTCAAAAGTCAGTATGAAGGATTTTCTGAACAAGAGAAATCTAATTACGATGCTTTGTTAAATGCCACTATGGTCATTCTTCTAAATCCTACAACTTGTTTCTCCGAAGACGATTATTGGATTCAGCAAGCTACCTATCTTACGAAGATGCAGAATGAACTATATACCCGTCTACTGGAAACTCCATTGCAGGAAGAAGATGTAGTAGCGAACGAACAGTTCCGGGAGGAAGTTGAGATGATGGAAGATTTGAAGTCAGAAATTAATAAGGGAAGCTATATCCAACCTGACACCGAATAAATAAAGTAAAACGTTTGTGTTTTACTTTGGAATACGTTATCTTTGTATTGAACTAAAAACCAGATGTTATGTTGAGAGCCTATAAATACAGATTGAAGCCTATCAGACGGAAGGAAATCGAATAAACGCCATTGACCTGTGCCGGATGCTCACGGAGTTAAAGAAACAGGAAGGAATGGAATGGCTGAAAGAAGTAAGCAACGAATGTCTCCAACAGTCCATTCGCAATCTGGACAGTGCGTTCACCCGATTCTTTCGGGAAAAGAAAGGGTTTCCTAAGTTCAAGTCCAAGAAAGATAACAGAAAATCATATAAAGCCATCAATTCCGTAGAGGTGGATTTGGAGAACCATCGGATTAGACTTCCTAAAGTAAAATGGGTAAAGTTCAGAAAAAATAGAGACTTTATCGGAGAGGTAAAGTCCGTAGTGGTATCTAAGACAGCCACTGGTAAATACTATGTAAGCGTATTGGTGGAGGACGGAAAAGAACTACCCGCAAAAGTTCCAGTAACCTATGAAGGAACGATTGGAATAGACGTGGGAATAAAGGACTTTGCCGTATGCTCTAACGGAGACGTATATGAGAATCCGAAGTATCTGGAACGTTCTACTGAACGGTTGAAGCAGATGCAACGTAAATTTAGTAAATCCAAGAAAGGAGGAAACAGACGTGAGAATCTTAGAAAGCAGTTAGCTAAACAATATGAGAAAGTAACCAACCAGCGGACAGACTACCTGCACAAGGTAAGTACTAAAATTGTTCGTGAAAACCAAGCGATCGTTATTGAAGACCTGAATGTGCGTGGAATGATGAAGAATCACCACTTGGCACGGTCTATCGGTTCCGCTGGTTGGGCTACTTTCTTTTTCATGTTGGAATACAAGTGTGAATGGTACGGAAAGACTCTGATTCGGATTGGACGTTTCCAGCCCTCTTCCAAGATGTGCGAATGCGGATACATCTACAAGGGATTGAAGCTCTCCGAACGTTCATGGAAGTGTCCCCAATGTGGAAGAACAAATGACAGAGACTTGCTCGCAGCCCGGAATATCAAACGCTTCGGACTGCAAGAACAAAATTTATTAACCCAACCGGTGGCACACCGGGGCTTGTACGGTGAGGACCCTCCTATGGACGACCGGGGCGAAAGCTCCCTAAGAAGTAGCGGTTCGATGAAACGTAAAAATAGAAGAGTGTAAGCTCGGATATAAGTGCCTATGGCAAAGAAAGCAATCCGTGTGAAAACGGGTGTAAAGGTTGTGAAAAAGAGCAATGCTCCTGTAAAACCAAAGTTTAGGGCTAAAGCTCCCGGAATGCTTACAGAAAAAGTTGCTTTTGTTGTTAATAGTAAAAAAAAGTAATGGAAAAATTGATAGTTAGAGCAACCATTTTTGGAATGGCTATATACATGCTCATCGTATTTTATTTTGCATGGCATGGGAAAGTAGTGACTTTCGATGGTTATGTTATCTTATTAGATTACTGTTTATATAGATTAGCTTGTGACGAAGGTCGCTATCATTGTAGATATGCAAGAGCTATTCCTTTAAATCTAATGTTCACTGATACATTTATGTGTATTGATGGTACTGTTAATTTAGTTCCATCCGCTGAGGTATATCTTGGAATAGTATCAGGTACGTGGGCTATTAGTGTTGTTCTTACTATATATCTTGGTATTCGCCATTTCAGAAAAGTTCGTAAACTTAAAAAGAAAAAGCGTAATGAATTTGAGTGAGAAAGAACAGCAAATTTTAGACCGCAAACCTTCTATAATGAAGTTCGTTGCGAAACAGTTATTGAGAGGTATAAACTCAATACTAAATGACGAATGTGACGAGAATGAGTTAGCCAATACCATCAGTCACATGGACAAATTGGGGACAGCCTTTGTTGGCCCTGATGAATATTGGAATTATGACCGCTGCATGGATGAACTCGGAATGGGTCAAAATAGAGCCGCTTTAACTGCTCTTATGAAAAAGCACGGGATTAAGAATCGGAAAGTGAATAACGTACATGTCGGATTTCCCAAGGCTGATATCATTGCATTGAAGAATGAACTGAAAGAAGATTTCAAAAGACGCCAAAAAAGACAAAATAAAAAGGGAACCCAACAGTCGTGGAAGTCCCATATAGTCTAGAAGGGAGGTCTATATGGCGCACGAGAATGGTATCATTACCAGACCGGTTCAAGTCTCTAAAGATATATACCCTGTTCTTGGAATTTCCAGAAGAGAAGATGGATATGCTTTAGCCTATGCGTGCTACAATACGCATAAGCAAATCAATATGTTTTCCAAGATTAAACCGGTTCGATATTCTAAGCCTAGTCACGAAGACGACCCAGAGTGGTTTAAGGGAGATATGGGAGACAACTACGGATTCCTCTTAACTGACGGAACAGCTATTGTTTCCTCTCTTCCCACTTTTGGTACAGTGGACGGCATAGCAAAATGGATTTATAATCCTCCTAAAAGCGGTGAATGGGCAAGGTCTCTTGATTTTGATGGATACAATCATTATGCAGATGCTCCCATCCACTTCAACATGAATCAACTGATAAACAAGGATGGACAGTCCATGTATCGGTTGTATTACTCTCAGGCTAATGCAGATATTCCTTTTTCGGAATTCTTCAAGTACAACCCAGCTAGTGCAACTAACCCAGAGTATCGTCTTGCGTTCATATATCGAACGAAGGATACCCTACCATCGAACTATCAGTTTGTATTGAGTCCGCCTAACCATAAATGGGGAAGCTCGGACTACTACCAAATGGATATCAACAGTTGGCTGTTAGATGCTGGAAAGCAGGTTGAACTATCTGTATATCTTACTTTAGTAAAGGAAACGACAATCCCCAGCAATGTAGAAAATTCCGGTTTGTCTAAAATCACTCCGCTTATTCCGCTTGTGTTTGAAGATGCAGGCGATAAGATGGAATATCTTAGACTGTTTACCAATGAAGAAGCCTATGTTGAGCCAATCACAATCGACGAGGTTGACCTGTTGGCGAACAAAGCGTCTGTACCGGGAACATGGGTTATCACCTTCCGAATCTACTTCCATAGCTCCAAAGGGAACTCTGTTACTCTGGATTTATCCCAATACACGATTGAGTTATATTGCGGTTCATGGAATGGACAATTTAAACTACCCAGCGGTGTCATATCCAACGATTTGGTATTTGAGGGTGTGTCCGGTAGTGCGACGGCAAGTGGAACAGGTATAAGCAGCGTAACTGCCAAAATTACCTACAGCCCGCAGCCAGTAGCAAACTACATCATGCACTCATTCGCTGATGGGTCTACCGGTTCGGATGGATTTCCTAAAGGGAATGTTACGTTCTACCTTATCCGCAAATCGGATAAAAAGAAGATGTTCATTGAAGATATTGATTACCACAATTATGTACCTATTACAATTTCGTGATTATGGAAAAGGAAAAAGAACTTAGAGTAAAGGCAAAAAGAGTATGGAATGCAATGAGATATAGATGCTCTCTAAAAGACTATGGTTCAAGAACGTATGCTTATAGGGGAGTAACTATATGTGAAGAGTGGATGGATTTTGAATGTTTCTTTGAATGGTTTAAAAATAACTACATTGATGGTTTCCAGATAGATAAAGACATATTAAAAAAGGGTAATCGTGTTTATTGTCCTGAATATTGCTGTTTTGTTCCTGCTTTTATAAACAGTTTATTCACTAAATCAAATAAAATTAGAGGGAAATATCCAGTAGGTGTAGACTTTCATTGTGGTAAATTCAGGGCTAGAGTAAAAAAGGTTATTAATGGTAAAAGAGGACGTTTAGACCTTGGATATTTTAATAGTCCAGAAGAGGCATTCGATGCGTATAAAATAGAAAGGGAGAAATACTTTAAGGAGACAAGAGAGAGAGAGAGAGTTACCCTTGTAGTTAAAGGAAATTTAATTTCGGAAGGAAAGTTATCAGGAAATATAATTTCAGGCTATGATGAGGAACTAGACACCCAATATGATATCAGTTGCGCCATCATAATTGATGGAGATGTACATGTAAACGCATTCGATAGCTCTCACTCTATAGTGCTAGTTACCGGATGCGTTGCTACGAAAGGGGGTGACTATGGGGTATAGTAATGGTATTGTTACTAAACCTGTCACCACTAAAGACATTGGTCAGGCTATAGGTAGCAGTTCAAGACAAGTGGGTGTTTTATGCACGGACGCTAACATCAACAAGTGGGCGAGGTACAAACCGGTATGTTTACCTACTGTTCACAAAAACGATACTTTCGATAATGATACAAAAATGTGGGGAGAGGTTCGTTCTGATGTATCTACTTGGGATAGACCTTGGTTTTATGGTTCTATAGCGTATCCGGTGTATATTGTGCCCATAATAAGTAGTCTTAGTGATTTAGGAAGTAATGGTTCTCCTAATGAAGCTGCAATATGGAAATATAATCCTCCATTTGGATATCCACATGCTCCTTTCCGAATGACAGATTTTTTAGGATATAATCACAATGCTTTCCCTCCTGTATATGTTCGTATGTCTGACCAAATTATAATTAATGGTACTTATGATACAACCATTGAAGAATGGGGAACAGATAAAAGGTCGGGAGAATGGGAGTTTAAAGAAATATTAGAAGTTATAAATACCAATACACAAGTATATGCCGGTATTGCGATTAGAAATATTACTAGAAACGTTCTAGTAGGATATGTAAAAACAGAACCATTAACAGGCACTCTAGCGGATTATGAAAATGGTGTTTTCCGTTTAAATCCAGCTAGCGGTTCTCCAATTGCAGATGGCGGATTTGGGCATAAGGTATATGCTAATGATTTAATAGATGTCTACATATTCCTATCTGTTTCTCCCGGAGAAACAGATGTTGATTCAATGCTAAAATACAGTGCCTATGTAGATTCTGATTCAGAGTGTTATAAAAGATACATAGTTGGTCATAACACTATTACCGTTGTTGTAAAATACGCTTTTGCTGAATTGACAAGTACTATACAACAATTTATTTCTGGTAAGGTGTACTATGTAAATGACAATGATTATGGTGGAGATGGAAGCGTCTATAAAGTTACTAGCTATATTGAAGCTCTTTATGGTTCTGTAAATATAGATAAAACTCCTAATAGTGATTATAGTAGTTTCCGTATTTATCTTTCTGGTGATTGCATTGGAACAAAACCAAATGGAGAGACATTCTATTCATCGGCTGTACCTATAATTACATATCTAACGAAAACCAATGGAAATTTCAATAATGCAAATTTCAAATACACATTGAATGGAACAGAAGATATGAAATTCATTGGGTATAATTCTGTAAGGGATGCACAGTCACAGGTTAACGGTACGGAATTTATCGGATGTCCTATTTATGATAGTATTGAATCCAACAATGTGGATGCAGGTAATGTTGGAGTATTATCACAAAGAAGACTTGAGCTTAGATGTAGCGCAGTAAGTAGCAAGCAATACTATATGATAAGTATGCAAAGCAAGAATGATAACAATGTTGTTACTATTTTACCTTAAACATATTCTAAACCCATCGAACTCGATGGGTTTAGAATACTCATTATAACCATTGTCCGGTTTCAAAATTAAACTTTCTGGTAAATATATTGCCAGCATCGCCTACGGTTTGAACGCCTCTTATGGATATTTCCCAAATGGCATTATAGGTAGGTAAGAGTAGATTAGTTCCCGGGTCTACCATAAATGCAGCGGAAGAAAGACCTTGCACTATTTGTACTTTTGAACCATATTCATATACATCTCCGGTTTCTTCATCGGATATTTCTATACTCATGGTAAATTGCAATTGACCACCATATTCATTTTTAACCGTTCCGGTCATGTAATAAATCTCATATACATAAGAACCGCTAACCAAGTTCTTTTGATATTCTATATTTAAGGTAGTTACTGAAATATATTGTGCAATAAAATTATATGTTTCTAATAAGACTCTTTTATGTCCCTTCCCTTCTTCATATTCCAAATAGTACATACTATTTACTTCTATAGGTGGGGTTTCAGTAGGAGCACCAGTAAATGAGTATTGGCTCAATATAGCATACACATCTACTCGCTCACCAGCCAGCCATGTATCCCTAACAGGAATGGTTAAATCTTCTGGTGGAAACCATTCAGCAAGAGTTTTTTTAGTCGTCTTCCATATTGTACCTTTAGTTGGATGAACCACCAATAAGCCGGGAAACCAAGATACTTCATTGCCGTAACTAAATAAATCAAGCATTTCTATATTACCTTCTTTCCATGAAGTAGCATAATCATCAAATGCAATTATGACATAGTTATTGCTATCCGCTTTATTTAGATAGGTCTTATCCGGTATTCCTATTTCAATAGATGGTGTAGAATCATGGTAGTATCCATCAAAATCTCTCATCCTAAATGGCGAATTTGGATATCCTTCTGGACGTTGATATATCCATGCCATATTAGAACCAATAGAGCTTGTATTTACAAATGGAATAGAAAAGCCATATTTTACTTTTTTCCGTTCGTCTTCTGTAATCGGACTGTATGTTTTGTACTTTACCGGTTTGTACTTCGCCCACTTGTTGATGTTAGCGTCCGTGCATAAAACACCCACTTGTCTTGAAGCGAGCCCGAGCGTCTGACGGATGTCCTCGGTAGTAACGGGAGAAGTGATAAAAAAAGCCCTGCATCGGAACAGATTGACGCAGGGCTTTTACAGAAGAAGAGGTTTGAATCAAAAAACACGATAACTATAAACCTTAGTCATATACGTGTCATCGTACGAGTAAAAACTCAGACTAAAGTAAAGGTTCGTATTACTAAACGTTAACCATTTTTTTTAGTCAAATTTCATCGCCATTTCAAAAGCATGTTTGATGAAATACGGCTGGTCGCCAAAATACTTCATCACTGTATCGCATTGTTCTTTGGTGAGGTTTACAATGCCGTTCTTGTAGATGTCCCGGGCTAGTTCCACCTCTCCCAATTCCTTAGTCTGGCTGTAGATTACATTGCCGATTTGCTTGGAGTAGTCGATGTACTCAACCTTTCCTTCAATGTTTTCTACGGCTACTTTGGTAAAGTCAACTTTCTTACATTTTCCTTCCATGATAAAAATAATTAAGTTTTTTTTTAATTTATATATATACTGGTCAGTTAGATACCTGTTTTAGCTTTCGGCATAACAGTATTGGGGTCGAAAGTCTTTACTTCGGTCATGTACGTTTCAATGGCAGTCATAATCTTGCCCATTTCCGTAAAGTCGGATACGTTCTGGAACGTTACGGTAAACGAGCCGTTACTGTTGAAATACGCTAGGTCGGTATTCTTATCCAGAGTCTTTACTGTACCACTCTCAAATGCGCCAAGCTCATTGTCAGTGAATGTTACATTACTTTCGATAAAATAGTCGGTGGTGTCTTTCGTGACGATTCTCACGTTCATCGAATTAAGTTTTTCTGCTACGATAGCCATAATGATAGTTTTTAAGTTTATAAACTGAACGCAAATATAAATATAAATTGCCGGATATCAAAATTATATATCAAAAAAAAACTTTGTTATATTTGCATACGAAAAAAGTAAGAGAATCCGGCAAAGGTGTCTCTTACTTTATACAGACGTGCAGGCGTTTTCCTGCATAATTTTAAAAAAAAAAACTATATGTTGAATTTTATTAAATCTATTAGGTTTGATGGTGACACAGTTATCATCTAATATCTTACCTTTCCATTAGTAAGAGTAGCTTCTCTTTAAAAATACCTCCCCTATTTTCACAAACAGGGGAGATACATCAAACACTGTCATTTCAAAATTGCTTATGTGTCGCAAAGATATGGAACTACTTTAAACTTTCCAAAAATTCTATTCTCTTTTTTAGCTCTCTTATTTCATCTTTCAATATTTCCACTTCGGATTTCACCTCACGCAATCCAAGGACATTGAGTTGAACCGCACCTACAACGGTGAAGAGGAACTCTTTGTCTAGCGGATTAATTTTCAAATATCCATCTTTGTCTTTGGACACCATTGAAGTACAAGATTTGATGTCCTGTGCGATTAATGAGGTATGTCGCCCGGGCTTATAAGTCCGGACTGCACGCTTCATCTCTTCTTCACGATATTCAAAGTCTTGTACCATCCCGAGGTCTAGTACTCTTTGCTGATAGTCTTCCAAAGAGAAGTTCTTCTTTAAATTCCGGTCAGAAGTAGAACCAGCGGATACTTCACCGGATGCAGCAATGTTTCCACCGGATATCCATATAAACTTCATTTGCGAAGACACCTGGATGGTTCCTTCTGCCTGTATATTCAGATTGATATCGGTAAATCCACCATTGTTTGCAAAGTTCGGGGAGAATGCGATTTCAGACCATCTAGTCCCGGGAGAACCACCTGCACCCATCTTTATCTTTTTATCTCCGGATGTACCTAACGTGATAGATTCATCTCCCGTTGTATTTCCATTGATGTAAATACCTTTGGTGAATACAGCGTTTGAACCTACCCTTAGTTGTTTAGCTACTCCAAGTCCTCCGGTGACTTTCACAGCCGCAGCAGTGGTGCTGGTCGCATCAGTTGCATTCGTGAAGGAAACAATTCCGGCTACGGAGAGAGTAGAACTAAGTGTGGTTGCTCCACCGACTCTTAACTGCTTAACAATTCCGACACCGCCATCACAAACAAGGCTTGCTGCCGTGGTACTGGTCGCATCGGTTGCATTATTTGCGCTTACTACTCCACTTACATTAAGCGTACTGCTCACTGATAGTGTAGAGCTTAATGTAACCGCACCACCTACTCGCAATTGCTTGCCAACAGCTAGACCACCTACAATTCTTACCGCAGCGGCAGTGGTACTGGTCGCATCGGTAGACAAGTTGAACAATCCAGTAGAAGCTACAGTCAAAGTAGAGTTCAGTGTGGTTGCACCGGATACTTCAAATGCCTCACTATGTAATAATTTACCCGTAGTACTATTCCATACTGTTCTCCAATCATAGTTGTTATCACCCGAATCAATACGAGCTTTATAGAATCCGTAAAATCCGATGGAGTTTTTCAATCCTCCAAATACTACTGCATCCCCAGCAAAAGACTTCACTCGGTATAATGCGTGTGCACTAGTTTCTGAGGTATTCTGATTGCCTGCTATAAGATTAGTTCGGGTAGCTAATGAAATCCATTGTCCGCCAGAATAAGGTACTGATAGTAGACCACTGGTTGCAAAAGTTACATTTCCGCCAATAGTTACATTTCCGCCTACTCGAAGCTGTTTCACAATGCCTACTCCACCATCGAACACTGCTCCCGCAGCCGTTGTGCTAGTAGCGTCCGTAGCGTTGTTAGCATTCAGTACCCCTGCGATGTTCACCGTAGAAGACAAGGTGGCTACTCCACTTACATTCAAAAGTACAGAGTACATGTTTGACCATCTGCGAGTATCTTGTCCTAAAGCGGTAGCATTCGCTGCACCCGCTTTTAGAACCCCATTTTGAATAATCAGGTCAGCCGTCGCTTCACCAACCGCTTGACCATTTACTATAAATGCAATTGTTCCACTAGCCGGAGCAGTGATGTAATTAAAGCTACCTCTTGAAAATTTAAGATGCCCAACTGCTTCTGTATTTTGGATGGTTAGGGTATTTACCGAGCCTGCTCCGGTAACAGCTAAAGTGCCACCGATTGTTGCAGCGTTAGCTACCCAAAAGTTATCTCCTATAGCAACCCTTGGGTTTCCATTAACACACCAAACTGCTTGGTGTCCTGTGGCTCTAAGACTTGAAGAATGCTGATATGCAAACCCGTATAGAGTACCAAATCCAGAACCATCATCGGCAATCATATAATTAGTTCCCATAGACCAAATGTGACCAATCTTCGCAGGGTCATGTACACCATATACGCCTGACCGTCTGGTAGCTGTTGAATAAGGAACTATCTTGCCATCTGACTGAATAGTCAACCTACTATTATGGTTAGTAGAACCTAAAATTACGGCTTCGCCTTGTACTCGCAAATTAGCAGTCGTAGAAAGACCGGAAGTAGTATATAGTTGAGCTATAGCAGTGTGACCAGTAGGAATACTACCCGCAGTATAAGTAGTGTACAGCGTCCATTTACCAATTGCTCTATTTGCAGGTTTATATGATACATAAACATAATTATCAGCAGAAGTTGAATTGTAATATACTTCTAAATACACCTTTGCTGTAGTAGGATATTCCGTAGTTGTATCCTTAACAATTCTAATGGAAGTGAATACTCCGACAGAACCTCCTATTTGTGTAATTACAGGAGAAGTAGTACCATGTGCAGTTGATACATTAAATATAAGACCTTTATTCTCATTATTTACGTAACTATTAGTTATTGCAAATGTGCCTGACCAACTATAACTTGAACTACTATAGTCAAAGTAAGCGATTCTAATCCATCTTGCAGCAGTACCAGTTGGTTTATAACTAGCATCGTATTCTAACGGAATATTAGATGAGTGAATGCCATCTACCATGTCAGCATTCAGATTGGTAACCACCGTAGTAGAAGATACAGTCAATGGTGCTGTTCCGGTAGCAACAGTAGAGATGAATCGAGTACCCGTGACAGTACTAGAGAAGTTTCCTATATTGGCATAAACGCCTAACCATCTAGCTGACGTTGTTCCAAGATCCAGTTTATTTGTTGCAACATCATAAGGCTTAAAGGATGTAGCATTAAGTACTACTGCCGTAGCATCTGAACCACCACGTAAGATACCAATATTGGTATCTCCTCTACTTATGATATTTTCTACCCCAGTCAAACTTCCGCTTACGTTTGCCGTACCATTGAAACTTTGTCCCCAGAGAGTGCGGGCAGTCTGCAACTTAGTAGCCGATGCAACGTTGCTCGAAGTTAGAGCTACAGTTCCGGTAGCAGCAGGGAAAGTGAAAGTAAAATTACTTGTTGATGCAGTAGCAGTGAAATCTATCCAACCGGATGAAGAACTATATAATCTTAAACGTCCTCTCTTGTTACCAGCAGTTCCGGTAGCGGTGGAACTTCCTAACCGTATCAGTGCCTCTCCCTGCGCAGAAGCCGTTCCTTCTAACGAATAGTATGCAAAGCCATTATTGCTTCTTATATATTTATTTCCAGTGGTGCTATCCGTGATGAATGTACCAGCGTACCATGTTTCAGATGTCGGATTTGTCTCCGTATTATATACCTGAGTTGCAGAATCGGCATTACCTTTAAATATACCATATACATTCTGATAACCAGTAAACGCTTGGTCCATAAATTTGAAACCCGAAGTCGTTAATATCAAGCTCGCACTGATTTTGTTTGCCCAATGGAAGCCGATAGCAGGAGCATACCCATCTGCGGTTTGTTTATCACCAACTAGACCATTCTCTCTTATTTGTAGACCACCATGTGAATACCTATTACTTGCAGTCTCCTGATAAGTACCATATACCATTGCTTGTCCGGCAACGTCACCTGCGCCACTAAAAGGTTGGCTAAATATCTTACGGGTCGTCTGTAAAGTAGTAGCTGTTTTTGCATTACCGGTGATACTCACTCCAAGTGTAGTACTACAAACAGTTATCGCTCCTGCATTCATATACACAGGTACAGTTGTAGAACCGACTGTAGAAGACATAGCTGTCGGGGTACCAGCATTTAGGTATATACCCTTATTAGCTGCACCAATAGTGGCTGTACCCACCTTAGTAACGTATGAAGTATAGTTGCCAGATGTAACAATAGTTTGTACACCAGACCAAGCACCAGTATTAGTTCTCCAACGTACCCCTAGTAAGTTACTCGTTGAGCTTAATATTTGGGTTAACCAATGACCATTTACCCCAGGGTCAGGATTATTAACATTAGATATTTGTAGCACTGTACCATAGGACATCCATCTTCCTTCCGTAGTAATGTCGACGTAATCCCTTATTCCATTTCCAGTAGCATCAGCCAATGTAGTCCAGTTTACACCACCTATGTTGACCAGTCTTTTAGCTGTAGTGGCGGTAGCCGCATTGCCAGTTATGTTGATACCCCACGAACCGGAAGCACCATCACCCGTTTTCGTCGGAGCGTAAGTATTATAGTTGGCAGCATGAAGGATTGCATTACCTTTATAGGTCAAAGAGGTCTCAGATACCGTTAAGCTATTTGCAACATTCCACGGCTCAGAAGTCCAACCGATAAATCCTCTCGGAGAAGCATTGTTTGTGGTGAAGCAACCAATACTAAATTGAGTGGCTGCATAGTCAGCTGTCTTCCAATATAATCCTGTAGCATTGGTGGTCGTTGAGTTATTAACATAATGAAGATTACTTTGTCCCATTAGTATGGATGAAGAGAACGTTTTTGATCCTCCAATAGTTTGGGGATTTGTAGTATCAACAAAAGTAGTACCTTTCGTTACGGTAATAGCCGTACCGGACTTGGCAACCGAAGTCACTGCATTGCCTGAACCGGTAGTGGTTACAGTTAATGCAGAGCCACCTTCCAGACTAACTACCCGCTTATTGATTTGCGCAATGGTATAAGCATTGAATGTATTGTTGAGGTCGGTATCTTTATACTCTCCATTCAATTTGCTATATCCATACACATTCTCGATTAGTCCACCGCCACCGCCTGAACCGCCTGAACCTACACCACCCGCAGAAACCTCACCAGTAGCGTAGAAGTTAGCAACCGTTCCGGTAGTTACGTGAGTAAGTGCCAATCCGTCCGCTGTAGATTTCAGGTAGTAGTTGCCAATCCGAAGTCCACCGGATGCAGTAATCTGACCTGTAACACTGAGAGTAGAACCGAAAGTTACAGCACCGCCAACTCTCAACTGTTTAGCGACTCCAATACCACCTGCTGTCTTTATAGCGGCAACAGTAGTTGCAGTAGCGTCTGTAGTATTTGTTACGTTTAGAATACCCTCAATGTTTGTACCGTTTGACATCGTTACAACACCGGTACTGTTATTTATATACAGAGGTTTGAGAGAGTTATAGGTATCATACGGCTTGTCTGCATCGGTCAGTAAGAAATAAGTTTTAGAACCATCGTTCCTTATAATAAAACTAGCTTTAGTATTTACAGCACGGAAAGCATTAGCCGCACCTGACCGAATTTCACCGGATGCAGTGATAGTAGACGAGAACGTCGCTGCGCCTGCTACGTTAAGTAATTGGGTATATACACCTGACCAGCGATTAGTGGTTGTACCATTTGTTAATGTATTATTTGCTCCGGGATATATACTTCCGGCTACGCTCATAAGAATACCACTAGCATCATTCCCACCTCTGGTAATATATAAAATATCTCCTTTTCGGTATAAACGAGCAGTAGTTCCCGTACCATCATAAAGGCATATACCGGTTGTTGCGCTATCACCCTTAACATTAATACCCGCTGTCATTGAGGTATAAGTGTGCCCAAAGTGTCCTGCACCGGTTACCGCAAGTTTGCCTGTTACCGATGTATCTCCGAAGAACTCATCCATTCTAGCGGGTGTATCAATATTGGTGTATCCGGTCTCCGAAGTAATCAAAGAGATGGTAGAAGTTCCTCCCCAAATAGTCTGATTACGATGTCCTGTATAAATTGTTTTTAGATATACTTTGGGATAATACCATGTAGTAGCCGTAGTTCCTAATAGAATAACACATTTACTACCGTTATATGCTAAACGTACACCTTTACTGTAAGCACCTTTTGTATGGTATCCAATATTTACCCATTTCGCACTACTTGCAGTTCCATCACCATTATAATTATATGCACCAATTGTAATGACAGAAGCATTCGCAGTCGTATTATATTCATATATCCATATTTCATAAATATTCATACTGGAAGTCCAGCCATTCGGTAGTGTAATACAGATAGTTCCTGTTGCCGGATTACCTGAATCATCAAAATAACCTGAGAAGTTGTTGATACGACCACTTCTTGCAACTAGGCTTTCAACCCCGAGCAATGTTCCGGTTATATTGGCTGTTCCATTAAAGGACTGACCCCACAAAGTTCTGGCTGTTTGTAGAGAAGTAGCTGTAGAAGCATTGCCTGTTAAATTACCAGTAACGTTACCAGTAAGGTTACCAGTTACATTGGCTACAATACATGAATTTTTAAGAGTAATAGCCTTGCTGGTATATCCTGATGGAATAGAGCCTGCGACTAGCGAAGTGTTCAGAGCCCAGAAATTTTGTCCCGGCAAGGAAAATCTCACGACAAAAGTACTAGTAATAGCTGTTGGAACAAGTATTTCAAGATAGGCATAATGAGCATCATAAGTAGTATGATATACAATACGAGCTTGTGTTATTAATGGATTACCATAATGAGCACATGACAATTGCTGGATAGATGTACTTGCTGTAGTTCCATAGGAAGTAGATACCGTTAATAAGCAATTGGTATGATATCCCGGTGCACTCGCATAAATGGAAAATATCCCAGTTATGCTACTTATATTAACCGGACTGGACGCTATTCTATACCATGTATTAGCTACTGTAGTTCCTGTGAAAATGGATTCATCGCCAGCAGAAACATTCATATCTGCTCTGGAAATTGTAATATTGGTAGAACCATCTATTGATTTACTAGCCGCAGCGATTGCTAAAGTCCGAGCCGTTCCCCATTTAGCAGTTGTTATATCCGCTGTTCCATTAAAAGAAGTGCCGTTTATGGTACGTGCCGTTTGTAACTTGGTTGCGCTTGCTACATTACCAGTGATATAAGCTAACTTATCCCATGCTGACCAAGTCGTACCATTATGGAATCTTGCTCTAAAATCACCAGCAGAATCAAACATCAGATGTCCGGTATATCCAGTAGCGATTCTCCATACCATCAAACCGTAAGCACCTACACCAGAAGGTACATTGGTTGTGGTATTACTTCCGCCTGCATAGTACAACTTACCAGAATAGTTAGTGTAAGTATAACTATTCAAGTCTTGATTAGTTAACTCTGTTGTTGTTAATCTTGGTGCAGTTCCAGTAATAGATACGCCTAATGTTGTAGAACACTGAGTGATTGTACCTGCATTCATATATACAGGAAGACTAGCAGAACCAACGGTCGTTGTAAATGCTGTAGGAACACCCGCATTAAGATAGAATGGTTTAACAGTAGAACCAACGGTCGCTGTTCCCAACTTCGTAATAAGAGAAGTGTAGTTGCCTGTATGAAGTATTTGCTGGAACGCTTGCCATGTTATTTTCGTACCATTCCCTGTACCTGTTCTTAGATACACAAGGTTAGCACTCGAAGTCGGAGTGAATATATCAAGAACAGCTTGTGAACTTGTAAGCGTATCCCCAGAAGACCTTTGAAGCATAAGTCCATGACCATAACCAGACGGATAACCGGTATTCTCGGCACTTGATACTTGGTAATAATGTACTCCATTGTCGGTAAATACTTGTTCCGCTGTCTTATTTCCCAATGCTTGATGTAGCCGATGTGCCCATCCTAAAACATTGATAGCCCAATTTCCGCCAGCGCCCGTTCCTGTCTTGGTAACAGTATATGAAGTATAATTTTCTGCATGAAGAAGATTCACTGCATTGTTCGTAGTCTTATAAAACATAGGAACATTTGCAGTAATGAATCCGATACTACCCAACAATGTTTTGGTCGTTGCTCCACTATAAAAAGAAACAAGTGAAGTCACCCCATCTCCGTTTCTCCAAACATGCAATGCGCCTCTTAAATCGGGGTCTTTGAATACTTTTGTAGCAGTAATGGTTTGATCGGTGTCTAACGTCACATACTTTGCATCTGCCTGAGTTTTAGTATAAGCATCTGTAATGCCATAACCAGCGATGGTAGTTGGCTTTGACGTCAATGAAGAGAATGCTAGATTTCCTTTGGTAGCGGTAATCGTAGAACCTGTTTTTACAATATTCGTAAGAACTGTTCCTGTTCCATTGACAACTAAACTGACGGCTGCACCAGACTTCAAATTTTTTACGTCCAAATATATCTGATTGATACTGTAGGCGTTAAACGTATTGTTTAAGTCTGAATCAGAAAAATCGTCTCCAAGAGAAGAAGAGCCATAGACGTTCTCAATGAGACCGCCTCCGCCACCACTTCCACCAGAGCCAGCGCCTCCGGCTGATACTTCTCCGGTTGCATAGAAGCTAGCGATAGAACCGTCTTTCTTTTCTACATAGAAAGCATTGTTAGCCGCATCCCATTTCAGAATACCATCTTTTAAGATGATATCTCCACCAACTGTGAGATTGTTTGATATGGTTAAGTCTTGGAAAGGAACTTGTGGAATAATATAGTCTGGTTTGTCATTGGTCATTACCACTTGGAAAGACGCTAATAATCCACCTACTGTTTCTTTTCCAACAAAGAAAGAAAGCGGGTCAGCGTGAACTTTACCATTTAAGTCCCACCATAAGTTTCCGTTAGCCCGATATCCAGTACCATCCATGCGGTCAACTCCTTTGGCTACATCTTTCGGTCTGTCCAAATCGGTATAATCGAAATAGTCCTTCATTGAACCGCCATACCATGCAGCAATGCCTCTACCTCTTGCAGAAGCATCATATAAACCACTCATTCCGGCTTGTACAACAAATTCTTTTTTGTCATTGGTGTATCCTAAAACATTGAGTGAATTTTGGATTAATCCACCATTGATAGTAGTATATTCGTCAAATGCTCTACTTAAATAACGATAGCTAATAGCTTCATCTAATGCGCTTTGTGCCTTACTCTCAATCTGGTCTTGAATGTAAGTATTGGCAGCATTTAAAGCAGCTACGAAAGCTCCGTACTTTGTATTAAAAGCATCGTATTTACCATTTACAGAAGCTCTGTCTGTTGCATCGGCTATCCCTTTTTCTACAACGGCTTCAATAACGGTAGTAAGTTCTTCTACAGCTTTTCCAAAAGCCGTATAAGTTGTGTTCAATGTAGTCTTAGCTGTTCCGGCAAGTAACGGATTAGCGTAGACTTCTGTATAACTCTTGTCTACATCGGCTTTAACTGTAGCAATGCTTTTCAGATAAGCACCGATGGCAGAAGCCTCTCCACGGTCTACTACTCCATCAGCAAAAGCATCATCAGTAAAGTTCTTTAATCCGGCTACATCGGAATTGATTTTATTGATATCGGTCTTTACGTTATCAATATCTTTCTGTGCTTTTGCAGCCGCAGCAGCCGCAGCATCGGCATTTGATTTTGTAGCAGCATCTATTGCAGAAATAGCCGCAGTCCGCTTGGTATAATAATTCTTTTGCTTCGTAGCAAAGTCCGAAGGGATAGTTATAACCTCTGGTGTATCTTTTGACAGTGCAGCCAATGCCGTATCGTAGGCTGTATAGGCTGTATTATATTCCGTTGGAGTTCCTAAATTATAACGTGTGTATCCAGTAGTTATATCCGCCTTATCTGCTAAAATTCGTGCCCTCTCATCTTTGATACTTTGTTTCTCAGCCGGAGAGATAACCCCATCCGCTGCCCATGAGTCTAAACGACTTTTAGCTGCATCTGCCGCAGCCTGTGCAGCATCAACCGCAGATTTAGAAGCGGATGCAATCGCATTTAACGCAGCAGTCCTTTCAGTATAATATTTAGTCTGCTTAGTCGCAAAATCGGTTGGTATCTCAATCGTTTCTTTAGTTGTGTCAGACAAAGCCAAAAGACTATTATAATAATCTGTATAAGCTGTATTGTAAGCAGTTGCTTCTCCCAGATTATATAATAGGTATCCTGCGGTAATATTATCTTTATCCGCTTTAATTCTGGCTATTTCATCTTTGATACCTTGTTTTTCGGTAGGTGAAATAACTCCATCCTCAGCCCATGAATCTAATCTGTCTTTTGCTGCATCTGCTACAGCTTGTGCAGACTCCGCCAAGGCTTTAGCATCATCTGCAAAAGTCTTCAATTTATCTTGAATGGCTTTGTTCGCTGTTTCTACGGCTGTATTGAAAGAAGAATAAGCCGTGTTGAAAGAAGCGTATTTTGAATCCACATCCGCTTTCTCCGCTTCCGTTGTTTTGCCATCTGCTATAGCGGTATTAATTGAATTAAGTAGATTTGTGATGGCGGTATTCAAAGCCGTGTAACTTGAATTTAATCCGGTCTTCGCTGCACCAGTTAAATAGACATTGGCATATAGCTTATCAAATGTTGCCTTTACTTCACCTTTGGTATTATTTACAATATTGATATACTTCTCTATTGCCTGTGCCTCAGAAGCATCAATAATACCGTCTTTGAAAGCTCCATCTACATAGTCATTCAAGTCTCCGACTGCCCCGGCTGCATTATCTGCCGCTTCCTTAGCTGCATCTGCCGAAGTTTGCGCTGCCTCCGCTGCCGCTAATGCTGCATCAGCATAACTCTTCAACATGTTCTGAATGGATAGATTTGCAGCTTCTATGGCTGTGTTAAAGTCTTCATTTGCCTTATTAAAATCAGCATACTTCGCATCTACCGCAGCTTTCTCTTCCGCTGTTGTCTTCCCATCCGCAATGGCAGACTGTATAGAGGTAAGAAGGGCAGTAGTCGCAACATCTAATTTATCTTTAGCTGTCTTTAAGTTTTCTTTCGCTGTACCTAATAAATATTTATTGGAGTACAGTTTGGTGTATGTAGCATCGGTTGCTGCTTTAGAACCATTTACTACATTGATGTACTTTTCTATAGCCTTAGCTTCCGCTTCGTCTATGACTCCATCTTTAAACGCCCCATCAACATATCCGTTTAGATCGTCTACTGCATCCGATGCACTGTCTGCCGCTGCTTGTGCCGCATCTGCCGCAGCCTGTGCAGCAACCGCAGCTTCTTTAGCTTGGTCTGAATAAGATTTTAATAAATCCTGAATAGCACCATTAGCCACTTCCACTGCGGTGCTAAAGGCTTCATTCGCTGTATTGTAAGCTGCAAATTTAGCATCTACATCGTTCTTTTCTGCAACTGTAGTCTGACCATCGGCAATAGCAGCGTTGATTGAATTGATAAGATTAGTGGTCGCAATGTCCAGCTTATCTTTGGCAGATTTCAATCCGGTCTTTGCTGCTCCTGTAAGATAGGTATTTGCATACAGTTTAGTATAGGCAGCATCAGTAGTTTTCTTTGCATTGTCTACGATGTTGATATATTTCTCAATAGCTTGTGCTTCGGATTCTTCAATCACACCATCCTTAAATGCACCATCCACGTATGTGTTCAAATTATCCACAGCCGTTGCAGCTTGTTCCGCAGCTTCTTGCGCTGCCGCTGCCGCTGCCGCAGCTTCATTCGCCTTGGTATCATCGGTATATTTAGAAGCCAATTCCCAATGAGAAATATTAAATGCTTCTCCGGCTTTCTTCGCTGTCTTGGCTCTAAGAATATCATTGTGATAAGTCGTACCATACGTTGCATTTACCCATAAGTCTCCAACGTCATAAACCTGTTCAGTAGTAGGTTTGGCAACAAATACTCTACGCTTTCCGTCTGCTGTATCCTGTGCTTTGGATGCAGCCGCTAATGCTTTTAGAGTAGCTGTGTCTTCAATGACACTCCATTTCCAAGTAGTACCATCTTTTACCCATTTCCAGCTTTCGCCTGTCTCAATGTTGGTAAAGGTATCATTTGCATGTTGTTTCTTTAATTCCTCGGTAGTCCAATCAACGGCAGGTTTATTCGTCAGAGTTGGGCTATATTTTTCAAAGAAACTTTCAATTTGACCATCTATTTGATATTGAATGTTATTCAGACTTTCTGCTACCTCTTTAGCGTAGTTAGTCAAATCCTCGGTAGCTGCATCAATAGCATCCTGAGTCGCTTTGTCTAAAGCATTTTCAATAGTTGAACCATTTCCAATGGTTGAACCCACCTCCAATTGACCTTTTATTTTCAGACCTTTCCCGGTCTTAAATTCCATATAAGAAGTACGATTTCTATCGCCAATATAAGTATCTCCATAGACATTCATAAAGGCTTTGTTGGTCGTCTTATCAACGCCATAAGAGATGTAATCCTTATTCACATAAGAATAGGAGTTAATGCCGGCATACATGGTTAAAGACGGAGAATATAAATCCACCGCACTAAATATCATGGCGTTCTGACGTTCAGGTACTTTATTGTCTCTGTGACCTAATTGACAGATTACATCTCCTATAGCCGGAGCATCACTATTTGTATCTGCATCGGTCTTGGACAAATCAATATAATCATCACCGACTCCCACAACCAGTCTCCAATAGTAGTGATTGGAAACATTTTCATAAACACCTTCTTTGATGTTGAAGTCCTGTGAAAGAGCTTGGTCGTTTTTACGGAAACGGTTCTCTACCTTTACGCCATCTTGTTCAGCGAGGAAATAACACCGGTAGAAATTCCATATCTTTTCTTCTTTTTCTCCATCTTCGTTAATTATTTCCTCTCGGTCTACTACCTTAATACATTTGATAGAACCACCGGGAGTGATAATTTGCCGTCCGGCAATACTACCGGTATTGATAATCTCTAACGTCTCAAAGTAGGCTTTCATGCGTACTTTTAAGAAGTCAGTCTCAATGAATGTCTTACCATTCCCATCAACGGCAAATATACCGCCAATGTCTCCACCGGATACATAGTTGCCAATCTTGATACCTCTCAGGAAGGAAATAAAGAATCGTGCGATATCTTCCGTATCTTTACGCAGGAAGTATTTCAGACCTTGTTTCAAGAAGTCTACACCGCCAATAGTATTCATTATGTCCTGCTTGACAGAATCAATACTGGTCTGAATGGAGTTCTTACTTATCGTAAGTGTATCTGCCAGTTCAATCGTAATTTCCGGTAGAACTTCACTGTCTGAACGATAAGTATAACTGGATACATAAAGCTGATGGTATTTACCATTGTATTCTAAATCAATGCGAGCACTTGAATTAATCAGTGCTTCTACAGCCGGATTCTCAGCAAGGAAGATACGACTTAACTTAATAGAGAACGTGAACTTTTCACTATTATTGTTAGCCATGTATTTAAGGATAGCTTCTTCCAATTCATTCTCTGCCTTATAGATATAGGTCTGTGGCATATCAATGTTTGTGATAACAAAGCTGTCCCCATAGGAAGGTCTGATATTCCCATTCTTATTCGGCATTACCATACCAAAGGTAGTATTGTCTTTTTTCAAAGCAATCCATACCTCATTCTGTGTGGTATCTTGCTGGCTGGCTTGTATGTTATTAGGCTTTACTTTATCAGCATAGTTACCTTCTGCAATATTGCCATTTTTGTCAACTTGTACCGGATTCTTAAAAACAGTCTTTCCATCTTCTTCTACTTCTATAACTCCAATTTGGAATGTACAAGCATTGCAATTTCCACTTGTCATTACTATAGAAGCGTCACTACCTACAATCGGTTGCTCGAATAAGTTGAATCCGTAGTCTCCACTAAAGCGGTTCAGCTTCACATAGAAGTAAGAATGAACATAATCTCCGGTGCTTTCGTCTACCTCATCGTTATCGTCTTTGTCAAAAGCTACATCTATGATTTCGTCTATGCGTAGACCGGCAGCATTGAGGGTGTTTTTAATTGTAGGCTTTATATCTTCAAAAGGAACAATTTGTTCCTTCTGACTAGCCGTTGTAAATTCATTCTCAAAGACATAGTATTCTCCTGTCTCTGGATTGATGTACCTTTTATTAATTGCATTGTAAAAACGTTCTGCACCATCCGTATCTCGATAGATAGGAGGCATAAGAGTGCCAGCCGGAGTTATCCATTTTCCGCCTGCTGCTTCAATTGCTGCCCGGTCATTGCTTGGATTTGGATAATAGAACTGAATGTTATCCGAACTACCTGTTCCGGTAACTCGGTTGGTTATTTTATAATTGGCATTTGTCTTATTGATGGAAAGCAACTCATAATCTTTTCCATACCGGAATGTATGAGTAATGGCATTATCCGTAAAGCCAACATGACATGTTTTTCCTACGAAATAAAAAGGAAGTTCAAAGATATTGAAAATCTCTTGTATAGCATCAAAGACAAACACATCTTCCAAAGAAACCTGCTTAACCTCGGAAGTAATGCCTGCATCAACGACAAGTCGGTAGGCTACCTGACTATATTCCAGAGAATAATTCAAACGAGCAACCAGTTCATGCACATCTCCGTAGAACAATACCTTTGTGCTATTACTTACATACCGGTCTACCGAAGTGTTATCAGATACAACATCATAGAAATAAATTGTCTCCAAGATGTTTCTTTCAGAAACGAATTCAATGTCGTGTTTGTATCGAACATCGTCGTTTGATTTGGAAGAAGACGGAGTTTTAACTATGAAATATCTCTCACCACGAAAGGCAGCGTATTGTTTCCCTGTGACCCACTTATCATCCAAACAGGTCGGATACATTGCAGTAGCGGTTAGGTTCACAGAACCCATGCGGCTTTCACTAAAGGAATACTCAGGAATAATTAATTGATTCTCTTCATTTGGAAAAGGAGTATCATTCACTCCGTCTACATAGGTGAAGATTTTAATTAATGGCTTGCTCATTATTTCTCTTTTCTTTTATATTGTTAATCTGTTCTGTTTTCTTCTGAATAATCTTTTCTGCATTCTCGATAAATTCAGCTACAGGACAATTACTTTCCCTTGGTATAAAATGGCAAGTGAGCCATTTTGAAATGGCTCTGGACTTGATATTATCGTTTAATTCTAACTTCCCTATTTTAAGATTAAGTCTCTCGATTTCTTCTCTATTCTCTCTTTTGTCCTCATCTCGATTTTTCTTTATCTCTTCGATGATTTCACGCAGATTCTTTATTTCATAAGAAACCTTCTCAGGTTTAGCCTTATAGAGAGCAATCGCTCCGCCACCACCTAATAATACACTTACAATCGTTATGATGCTTTGCCAATCCATAAAATAGAGTTTTAGATAGTACCCAAAGATACTAATTATTTTTCATCATTATTGCTCTTAGAAGCCGCTAATTTAACGGCTCTCTCTTCTTTTTCCAATTCCTTTTGTTCTTGCAACTCTGCCTCTTTTTTCCTGCGTTCTTTTTCATCGGGAGCAGAAACCGGACTTTCTTCTGTGGCTGTTTCTTCGGATATGATGCCATTAGATTTTAGCTGTACAAGCATGCCTGCAAATTCGGTATCTGACTGTGGTCTCCATACTTTGAAAGAAGCATTGATGTTCAATTGTTCAAAGTCTGTTATCGCTGTTGGTTGTATCTTTTTCTCAACCAATTCTTTAGCCAATCCTTCTTTGAACAGACGACACATTTTATCGGCAACATTTTGGTAGTCAATAACTTTTTGCAATGCGTTTTCAATATCCATTGACATAGACATCATAATCGCAATGCCGGATGTATCACCGGACATCTTGATGTCTTTAGGAAGAATAAAGGTTGTGCTGGAACATTTCTGAATAGTTTCTTCCAGCAATTGAAGAGTATCCAGATAGCCTTGTGGAGATGGGGGAGACAGAAATTTAGCATCCCCTTCTGCATTCATAGACCTATCGTTTAGAATTACGCTACCCGCTATCGTCTTTCCGCTATCATCGAAACGACCTTTAATATATAGAACACCCCAACCATGACGTTTCTGAATGACATTGAATATGTTATATAACACTTCGTATGCTTCAATGATACTTTGTGCATTGTTCCATGCAACATCTCCACGTTTTGTTACTAGAGGTATTTCAGAAAAACCGTGAACTTCTACACTTTCCAGTTTCCATCCTTTATCGGCTGCATCCAGACCGCTATTGCTATGGTGGTAAACATATGTGTCGTCGTAAGAATCAATGTATTCCGTCTCTCCATCGGTGTAGTAGACACTTTCTAATATCCGGTCTCCATTATCGTCATTGTGAGGACACAGGATATATCCATCCATAAAAGATAAAAGACGGCATTTGATTCTCTTTTTATTGTCAAAGTAGTAAAGTAAACCTGCATCACCTACAGACAATTGAGCATCAACCAGTTTAGTCTTCATGCCATCCTGATTACGTAATCTCCAATATTGTTTAAAGGTAATGAAGTCTTTAGCTTGTTGTTCAGAAGGCTGCGTTTCCATAAGAGTAAATAGCATGTCATTCCCACACAGATGAAGAACCTGCTTATCTTTTATGTTCTTTTGATAAGATACAGCCATTTTTTGATATTCAATCTCCACATAGCTACCGTTGTCCAACTTCATGGTAATAGAAGGGACATTCTGGTCAAAAAGGACTTTGTGGCACTGAGGGTCTAGTTCTTCCAGAAATTGTTGTTGTGAGATAACCTTCTTTTTAAATTTAGGCAATTCCGCCCTTACTGTTTGGTTGATGGATACTTCACGTGTGTAATTCCATAAACTACTATAGTCTACAACCCCTCTAAAGAATGGCTTCTTTTGAAGCAACTCATCCGGATTGTCAATCAAATACTTTATTTGCTCTTTATAATCAGCCATTGTTTGTCTCCTTTTCAATTAAATTGTACCGTTTCATACATTGTTCTTTACTGTTTACATAACATTCTCTTTGGGTGTAGGGACAAATATAATTGAACTTAGGTTCAACCACTACAACGCAATCCTTATCTTCTTTCTCATCTGTGCCGAACTTATCATTTAGTTTGGTTCGAATATCAATCTGCATTTTGAGAGCGTCTTTCGCATCCAATTTCCCCTCTGCATGCGCTGTCTTGACATCACTTAGCAACTTAATAAGTTCTGCCTTATTTTCCTCAAAAGTAATGTCTTCTGCGAAATTTTCTACTTTAACAGGAGATTTTACTTCTTCATTCTCATCTTTATTTAATGCTTTCAGATAAGTTTGTAGAAAGATTATCTTTTTGGAAGACATATATTCTTTCATGTCTTCTTCATCACTTTCATTGCCCCAAATCGCTTTGAATGCAATCTTATTATCATCAAAACTATTTAGAAGAAGAACATAAGAAATGTCCCGGACTGAAATGTTATGTTTCAGTTTCTTCCCTGCGTTGATTGTATCTTTAATGTCTTCTAAATTCATTTGTACCTCCTATGCCCAAAAACTTGGATTATATATATTGTCTCTTCTATGAGTAATAATACTTTTTTCCGGTTCATCAAACTTAGCTGTTTGAGTCAACTCTTCTCCATATTTATATTCTAACAATGGAAGCATCCGGTAAGCTATAGGGTCAAGTAAGTCCATAGAACGCCCTTTACCTAGCATCTGATTCATTTCCTTCTTACCTAAAAGACGGAACTTTCCATTGAACTGTTGTTTGAACCGGACAACGGAACATTCCTCGATAAACTCTGTCTGTATGCTAATCTCTTCTTTCATCTTGGAATGATAATAGCGTCTTGAAGCAACTTCATCATCCCACGACAACATACCTTCATTAATAAGAAATCTTAGACGGAGATAGCACTCATCTTTTAATAGATAAGCCGAACGAGCATACATTCCACAAGGAGCATTACTTGAAAGGAAAGGAAGAGCATCTGGTATATAGTCAGACATGTATCTGGCATTTGTTCCATCAAATATAATATGAGTGTTGGCTATATCCCATTTTTCTGCAAATGATAATAATCTTTCAGCATTCATTCGAGGTGTTGTCTTTCCCAAAATCATAACATCCAAGATATGTAGTCCATCCCATGCGATTGCTACCAGATTGTCTGTTCCATAATCCGCTAAGTCGGCTGTAATCCATCTGTCCCCATTTCTCTGTGGGTCAGTCATGAACGTCTCCCTTGCTACAGAAGATGGTATAGGAGCTTCTGAATCGTCGTCTTCGTCTACGTTCCAGTTACCTTCCAAAAGTATTTGACCACGCTTTCCACCAGATGCGGCAACGCTACCAATATAGTCTTTGTTATCTCCTAATGAAGCAACGTTTTCACTTATATTACCTAATATAAAACAGAAGGATTTAATCAAGTTCTCATAGGAAAACTTGACCACTCCTTTATTAACGGCTTTCAGTTTACGGTCTATGGATATCTTGCATTTCTGATATACCTCTTCTTTACTTTCTCCCCAAACAACAGTATCAACAGTTTCACCTTCAATGAAGAAATACAGCACCTTTCTATCCATGTCAGGACGGATAAAGCCATCATATCCAATATAAGGTTTAAGGAATGTCCGAAGCCAGTGAGACTTCTTGGGATTGGTTGTGCCACGTATCTTTGAACCGATACCAGCCGAACCACGGTTACGGGTAATAATTGTACTGAATGTAGACCACTCATAGGATGTTAACTCATCCATATATACCATATCATACTGCCATCCTTTGACACGTTCCATCAACTTCTTAGGATTTTCATCAGCAATATGTGTAATGTCTACAAAAGCACCAGAAGGAAAAGTAACACGAGGGCTATCAACCTGCTTAACCTGTACAGAATCTCCATATACCCCTCTAAATTCATCAACCATACCACCACCAGCTTTGGTGTCTTGTAGATTTCTACGAGTGAAAACAGCACGGAAGCGAGGTATCTTAGACCATTCAGCTACAGACAAAATAGCACCAAAAGTATTATGAGTAACTACAAAATTATCCGTAAGATATAATTCGTCTTCATTGGAAACCTTAATACACTTCATGTGTGTCTTACCAAGCCTCTCATAACGAACTATATCATTAAATATCCTTTTATTATCTGACCTATATACCTTTTTTCTCCCTAATGTGAATAATTCATTTCTGTTCTCTATCCGGCATTGGATACGATATGCGGTACGACATGTTACCTGTTTCCCATATCTATCTCTATATTTTCCGGTAACAACACATACACTGGTTTTGCCTCCCAATGAATGTATTATCCATCGAATGTCGTCGGCTAACCGTTTAGACGTAGTAGTATATTCAACTCGATTAGCTCTTTTATCATTATATCCATCAGTATCAAATAATCCTCTGATAAGTTCTTTCCTATTTTCAACGGATGTATATTTGTAGCATTCAGGAATGAATTTCTCATAAGAATGACTTTCCATCAATCCTAAAGATTCTAATCCTCTTCTTATATCGTTTGATATAAGAGTAAAATGCTGGTATCTATCTTTGGGAGTATATTTTATTACTTTAACATTTTCTAATTGAGAAATACGATTTACTATTTCATCATCAGTAGTTATCTTAATTGAGCATTCTTTATAGCTAAAAGAACCGTCCCCAATGAGTGCTCCTAATGTATATGGATGAATTGGCATATGCCCTTTATCTTCAAATTCAACTGGACGGCATAAAGGGATGTGAATACGCTTCTTCTCTAATCTATTGATGATATAATTTGTATCTACTGTTTCTATCTTATTTTTACGGTAATTGTAAACGCTCCAAAGATGTTCCTCACAACAATCTATATATAGACCATTATCAAAATGAAGACGAATAATATCTCTTTGACCTTTATCATAAATGCCTAAGACCATCTGTGATTTCCCATCAAATCCAGATATAATATCCCCTACCATGAGGTCTCCTATAGTCGTTTCCCCGAACGGTGTAATTACCTTTGAGTCAACAGGTTGCGCCTTTCCACAGTTTAACACACCGCCAAAGAAGCAAACATCTACGTTTGACTTCACGAATGCCTCCTGACCGCCTTTTTGACATTTGAAGACTTTAGCTTTATTTTTTACTTCTTCCTTTTCCATATCTTTATAACCACAAAAATAGCGTTCTTTATGTTTGAAAAAATTCTCAAATATAAGTAATCTTATCAGATATGATAACATTTTGGGAATATTCTCATCTCTAACTTGTTAGTAATGCTTTATTTTGTGTGTGAATTATTAACTAATTGGGAGAAACTATGAAGTTTACGAAACAAGAAGCCTTTGAAAAACTCAAAGGTGAACTGACCAAAGGCGGGAAAGCCCTGCGTTTGACAGAAAGAAGCATTAACACCACATTAGACGCCCTAATGCCGTTACTTGCAAATGATGAAACTGAGTTGGATGTTTTCTTCAAAGCCGCTTTGCCTATTGTAAGTACGCAAAACGCCAATGTTGAAAAAGATAACGCAGATTTCGTAAAAATGTATAAGGAAAAGAATCCTCTAAATCCTAATCCCGACCCTGACCCAAATCCTGACCCGGATAAGAACAAGAAAGACCCTATTCAGGAACGGTTGGAACGGTTGGAAGCGCAGCTTGCTGAAAAGGAAAGAAAGGAGAAAATCGGCTCTTTGAGAAGTACACTTTTGTCGAAATTGGGAGAAAAGGGAGTTGACAAAGAATGGGCAAACGAGTTCATTTCTGAAATCAACATTACCGAAGATTTCGATGTAGACAAGAAGACTGAATCTTATTTAAAGATTTACAACAAATCGAAGGCTGAGATTCCTTCTATCATTACTCCCAAAACCCCAAAGGGAGAACCCATCTTGGATGAGAAGGAACTTTGGAGCGACTTGAAACCTAAAAAAGAATAATAAAATGAACGAAAACGATTTTAACGATTTCATGTATGGTGGCGTATTCTTAGGTACGGCACTTGTACAGAAAAGAGGAAGCATCGGGGGGACTCGATACGTCTTCGTAAAATTGCAGGGCATAAAGAACCAGTTCGTTTTCCCGACTACCGGTGGTGTAGTTCAGAATCCCTTTCAGGGAAGGGGAAAGATGTACGCTGGTGACTTGGTAGAATATAGATACAATGGCGGTACTACAAATGATAGTGACAATGCTGTTGTAATTCTGATGAAGACTTTTGAAGTAGCAAAGGTTGTGGAAGCCGAAGGAACAGAAGTTCTGATTGCTCGTACTGGTTACAGACACATACCGGAAGTTGGAAACATCTTGATGAAAGCACCGGACACTCTGGATGGTACAGGTACTTCCGCTACGGTTACTGCTGTAGAGGCAACTACTGATGCTGGCTCAGATGTATGGAAACTTACATTAAGTGCTGCTATCGGTGAATTGGCTGTAGGTGATGTATTGGTAGAAGGAACAAAAGCTGGTGCTAGCGATAAGATGTTGGTTCAGAACCCCAATGCTATGCTTCCTTGCGACTATGATTTCTCTTACATTCCCGCAAAGAATAAAGACGATTGGGACGGAGCAATATATATGCTAACTCCGACTTTGGGAGGAACAGCATACATTCACCGAATGTCTCCAATGCCTCCGGCTGTATTGAAAGAAAGAAATGTTTCCTTAGTAAAAGGATGGTTCACGCTTCGTGCTAATTAAAGAAAGGAGTATATAGAATGGCAAAATTTGACTTTAATAATAGTAGATATGCTGCTCTCTTTAACAGTAGAGAGGGCATAAACTTTTTGCAGAGTTTCATTGATAACTCTGAAATGCTCCGTATAAATTATGGATGGTGGAGAACTCAGTATTCGATTGCTGACACCAAGACTCCGAAGAATGCTAAAGGAGATGCAACGTTTACCGTTTCTACCAAGAAATCAACTTCTGCACCTTTGATGGATATGCGAGCACCGTATGGTGATTCTATCCCTCTGGATAAGGAAGGTTTCGCTTTCTATTCTGCAAGTATTCCTGACTTTATCACCCCGGGTCTCGTTGAGACAGCAATGGAGCGTCAGTATAAAGAGGAATATTTCGCTCAATTCGGAAACGATGCGAAGATTCTGCAAGCATGGGCGGAAGAGGCTCAATTGCTGATTGACAGTAAAGACCAAACCCTGAACTATCTCGGTGCTCAACTGCAATCTACCGGTAAGACTATCTGTGACTTTGGTCGTGGTATCAGAGGTAGAATCCAGAAAGCCGAAATTCCGGCAGAGAACTTCGTAAAAGCTGGTGAAAAAACTTGGACTGACCCGACTTGTAAGTTGCTCACCCAAATGGTAGAGATTGAATACAATTTCCGTGAACGTACCAATTACCAAGGTGCAATGAAGTGGATGGTCACTTACGATATGTTCCAGAAGGTAATTCTGCAAAATGCAGAAGTTCGTGAATGGATTCAGTACTATCGTGACCTGAATACCAATAGCCCAACGGCTTCTCCTGAAATCAAGATTATCCCCGAAGAACTTTTCCGTAACGCAACGGCAAGCATCCCGGGTCTTTCTCCAATCGAAATCGTCGTAGAGAAAGAAAAGAACTTGGAATGGGACAAGGCCACAATGGTAAACGGTTGGGAAGAAGGTATCGCTGTTCTCCGTCCGGTTGGTTATGCTGGTGATATCCAGTACACTGACATCTTGGATGAAAACTTGTTCCCGAAATTTGGTGTAGATGAAATCAAGATGGTATTCGCTTCTTTGGATGGCGGTATCGCTCGCTTGGTAAACTCTACTGTGCCGAATGGACGTTTGAAAGAATGGCATACGGACTTGATGATGTCTGCCATCCCGTCATTGACCGAGTTCCCTTGGCATATCATTGTAGATACTACAAAGACTAATTGATATGATACAATTTGATATTATAGATTATCTTTCTGGGTTGACCGCCTTTGTCTTCGATAAGGCGGTCTTAACCCGTATCGCAATGGAACGTGATGTAGCCGACATAACAGATTATAAAGAACTTACTCAGCAACAGAAAGACTTATGTCTCGCTGATTTGTTGTTTGTAATCTATACTGCCCCTAACTATACCGCTAACATGACTAATCAACATGGGCAATTTATACAGACCATCGGTAGTCAACGATACGACACCAAGAAAGAAGTCTATAATGTCATGATTGGGTTATATCAAAAGTGGGACGACCCCAAAATAGAGGAAATTCCAAACGAAGGTTTACAATGGATTAACGAGAACGACTGATGTACATAGAGAAAAATCGCATACAAGAATATCCGTTTGATGGTGTGTTTTATCACATTGGGATTGATGAAAGTAAGAAATTGGATGAACAAGTAGAAGAAGAAATAATCGACTTGGAAACTAAATGTGACATACAAGAATCATCAAAAACAGATACAAGTGGAGCTATTAACGCTTCATTCAATATCTATTTCCCTTTTGATACTACTGTAGGCATTAACATTAAACGTGGTTATCTTTTTAGAGGTTCTATGTATGGAATGGAAGTCAATGGGACTATCATTGGACTTTTCCCCACTCAGATGGGTGGATGTGTGGCTTATATTACTGATAGGACAACGTGAGTATAAAGGATGGATATATAAAAGACCTAGCCAATAAGCTAGCAAGGGATGGTCGGAAACTTATTGAGACAGCCTATCTAAAGGCAGATTTCGGTAAGGATAAGACACAGAACCTACATGATAGCTATGGAAGCGCAGTCTATTATAATTATAAGATTTATCCGAATACCAAAAGTTTCTTTACGCCTATGTCTTCTACTAAGAAAAAAGACCCCAACACAGGGGAGAAAATCAGCGGAAGAGAGGCTATAGAAGATTTCTTTGCAACATTTAAACCTTCTTCGGATGGTATGCAATTGGTTGTCGTTGTCGCCATGTTTTATGGTGGAATATTGGAAGCCGGGCAATATCCGTTGAAAAGGAAATACAATGTAATTTTTATGATAGGAGACGATATCCGAGCACTGGCTGCGAAGATAAAAGAAGCAAGTGTATATAAAATACAAGATGGAAGGGTAGCTGCATTATGAGAGATGATAATTTGTTGAACATATCTGCGATTGAAACCTATTTCAATGAAATATTGGATGGGGATTTGTCTGAAAATGTATATCCGTCTACCCTACCAAGTACTATTCCCGATAGCTGGAAGGACATGGTAGTAATATCTTGTGATACAAGTTTGACTGATTATAACGCTTATGCTTCCGGTGGAGTGAATATCTATCTTTACGCCAAACCTCTTAGCAACGGCAAAAAAAACGTAGCTGTCATGTCTAAGATGGAAAAGCGTTTGAATGAGATAATCAAAGAACAGGTATCATCCAATTCTCGTTATCGTATTCACCGTTCAGAAACCCGGGAAGACTATGACGCAGTTCGTAATCTTCACGTAAATATAGTAAGAATCTGGGTATTAATTATTTAATTTATAAACTATGGCAACAAAAAATTTAGGAGATACCGCTTTGATTTTGGGCGGTGTGCAACAAATCCTCATCACTCCGTACACTGCTGCTGGTGCATTAGGTACAGAAACCTATTCTCTTGACCAAATCGTAGCGGATTCAACTTCCATTACTCAGGAAGACAATACGACCAATGCGATTGATTCAGAGACCAAAGACGAACCAATCTATGAAAATATTACATTGGGACGTTACACCGTTACCATGAACTCTGGTGATATCCAATCTGACCTTTTGACTAAGATTATGGGATTTACCATTTCTGGTGGTAATATCTGTGCTCCCAATACCTATAAACCTGTATGGGCAAAAATTGAAGCAGCGTTTAACGATGGTACTTTGGTTTGTCCCAAAGTGAAAATTTCCGGTCGTATTGAAGCAGCCAGCTTGAAGACAGGTATTGTTCAGGGTATTATTTCCGGTACTTGTTACGCTGGTAAGGTAGGTTCGGGATCCGATGCTCCATTAACTCCGTTCTATATCATTCCGAAAGCATCGGGGGGAGCTTGACGAAATTAGCAACGCCAACTAATTTCGTCGTTTCTAGTAGACTTGAAACATCCGTTAAAGTTGGCTGGAAGAATGTAACCGGTAATAATGGATATAGTATTCGTAAAGGTACAACAGGAGCTTGGACTTCGATTGCTAAAGATACTGTGACTTATACCGGTTCTTCTCTGAAAGCTGCGGATACATTCACTTACTACTTAAAGGCGGTTGGAGACAATCTTACAACAAGTGACAGCGACCCTGTTACTCTTGTAGTACCTGCGTTTTCAAGTTCAATATAAACAAGGGAGGGAGGAAACTCCCTCCTTTTTATTTTTAAGTCATGGAAGAAAAGAAATACAAATCAGCCGATGAGCCTGTGAGCGATGAAGCAATGGAAAGACTCGCTCAGATAATGAACGATTCACCTTCTTTAGTGAAGTTAAAAGATACAGAATGGGAAATCCGGTCTCTGAAACCGGGGACGATGTGGATGATTGCAGAAGAGGCAACTAAGATAAGTAAAGTGGAGAATGCTTCTTTTGGAGATGTCTTAAAAGAAATGACTACTAATTTCCCTTCGGTTTGTAGAATACTAACCTTAGCTTTAATCAATGACAAGAAGCGGATAGATACTGACTATCAAAAAGTTTACGATACGATACTTTGGGAAACGGAAGTCAAAGATTGGGCAAATCTTCTTTTTGAGGTTCTTAATTTAATTGGGATTGAGCCTTTTTTTCAGATTACCGGACTAACGCAGACTTTCAAGCAGATAGCCTTGGAGAGAAAGACGAAGATAACCGAACGGAACTCGTAATAGCCCGGACGAGTTATGGTGAAATGTTTGATTTCTTAAAAGCATTTCCCTCCGTTACAATGGAACAATATATGTGGCAAATGACAATCGCTCAAATTGGTATAGTCAAAAACGACTCCACACATATTGTATATCTTCCAGATAATGAAGATGCTAAATTCCATAAGAAGAAAAAGATTAATGTAACAAGTATCTCTCAATTAGCAAATGATTTTGGGATACCTGTAATAAAAGCAGAATAAGAATTATGGCAGCAGATGGATATGTATTGAATATTCCTAAATCGGTATTAGATCAATTAGATAGTGCCGATAAGAAGATAGAGCAAATTGCTAAAACCAGTCAAGAGACGCAGCGTGTAGTAACACAAGCCTTTACCGATATGGCAAATGGGATAAACCCATTTATCAATAAAGTAAAGGAAGCCGGGACATCATTTAAGAAAAGTTTCTCTAAATCTTCGGAAACGGAAGTTGGAAAATTAGCAAATAGTGTAGCTAAGGTTTCTGAGCAATTGAATAAGGTTGCAGCTTCTCCGGTTGATACGGTTAACAAGAAAATAGAATCATTGAAAAACTTATTGAATGATTCTACATCTGCTGTGAAAGATTTGGATAACCAAATGGCTTCCTTAAAGAGCAGCGGAAGCGGTGTAATATCACGGAATACAATTAGAGAAGCATCTGCTGGAACTGAATTAATACCACAAATACAAGGTGAAATAGCCGCTTTAGAACAAGAGAAGAGAAGTGTCATAGCGACACAAACAGCATGGAATGAGTATCTGGAAACATTAAGCCAGACATCATTAACGGCTCAAAGACAAAAAGAAGCAATGGAGCAACTCAATGCCTCTTTCCGTTCTGGAAATTCTGAATTACAAAAAAGAGCAAAAGCTACTGATGAATATCGTGCTTCTGTTGAAGCTGCCTATGCTGCCGACCAAAAGAGAATTGATAAAACAAATTATCAAAAAGAAGTACAAGCTGAGAAAGAGAAACAAAAAGCTATCCGGCAAACAGAAGCAGAAAAAAAACGTGCTGATAGAAGTGCTGCTCAATCGGCAAAGATAGCTGAGAAAGCAGAAGAATCTTATCGTAGAGCTTTAGAAAGACCGGAGCAAACTATCACTCAGAGAATAAATAAAATATCTCGATTACGTCAAGCACAAGAGCGACTAACTGCTACAGGTAGAGATTATACTGCTCAAATAAATCACATTGTTTCTGAAACGAACCGTTTACAGATTGCTAATACACAAGCTGCACAGAAAACCGGAGAACTTAGGAAACAACAATCGATAATATTGGATACATCTGCTCAATTGCAACGTCAGTTAGCATTGTTATTCTCCTTATCTGCCATTGAAGGATATATCAGTAAAATGGTTAAAGTTCGTGGAGAATTTGAAATTCTACAGCGTTCTTTACAAACCATATTACAGAATAAGGATGAAGCCGATGCTTTGTTTGAGAAGACGGTACAATTGGCTATTAAATCTCCCTATACTATTAAGGAATTAATATCCTACACAAAACAGTTAGCCGCTTATCGTATCGAAACTGAAAAGTTATACGATACAACTAAGATGTTGGCAGATATTTCCAGTGGTCTCGGTGTAGATATGCAGCGTTTAATTCTTGCCTTTGGACAGGTTAAAGCAGCTAACTACCTCCGTGGACAGGAACTCAGACAATTCTCAGAAGCCGGAGTTAATATTTTGGGAGAACTAGCTGATTACTTTACTCAATTGGAAGGTAGAATGGTATCAGTGGGAGAAGTCTTTGAGATGGTATCTAAACGTATGGTATCTTTCGGAGACGTTGAAAAGATATTTCAAAAGTTAACATCCGCTGGTGGTATTTTCTATAACATGCAGGAAATACAAGCTGAAACTTTACAGGGACAATTAGCCAACTTAGAGGACAGCTTCGATGTGATGTTTAACCAAATTGGTAAAGCAAATGACGGAGTACTCAAAGGAATGGTATCTGCTTTACGTTCTGTTGTAGAGAATTGGGAGATTTTTGCAGTTGTTTTAAAAACAGTTGCTAGCGTTACAGCTATTTATATAATAAAAACTGGATATGCAGTTATTGCTACTAAATCCTTAACTGCGGCTGCTATTGAAGCGACTATCGCACAAGGTGGGCTTGCATCAGCAATGGCAAAGACTGTCCTATGGATGAATAAAGCGGGTGCATGGTTAAAGGCTAATCCGTGGGTATTACTTGCTACTGTAGTATTATCTGCCGGATATGCTTTTTTAGAAATGTCAAAGAAGACCGAAGAAGCGAAAGCTAAATTTGACTTATTGACAAACTCTATTGACACCCAAATAAATAAATTTAATTTACTTGTAGATAAAATAAAAAAACAAGAGCAAGCATATAAAGATTCCACAGTAGAGTTAGGAAAATACACAGCAGGAACAAAAGAATATGCCGATGCCGAAGAAGAAAGCAATAAGCGTAGAAAAGAATTGAGTGCTTCTTTAGCAGTTCTACAAGCTCAGTATCCAGACGTCTACAAAAAGCTGAAAGACCAAAAGAATATCACTGGTGATTTAACTATAGCGCAGCAAAAATATAATAAAGAACTCCGTCAGACGCAAGTTCTAAATGATTTAATGAAGGAAGACGGTACTAACTTTGCTCGTGACACACAGAAGTTTTCGGAAAGTATAGAAGAAAATAAAAAGGCTGTAGAAAAGCTGGGAGTTGCCTATGATTCCGCTGCTTCTAAAATAGTCCGATTAATGCAGCAAGGAAAGACTAATTCAATTTTTGATGAATGGTTTAGACAGATAGATGAAGGAGCATTTACTACTACTGAAAAGGTTGATAAATTGATGAATCTACTTCGTAGTGGATTAATTGGTGAAGGAAAGGTAGATGTAACTCATATTATAGCACCATTGAAACAAGTGCAGCATGAGGCTACTCTAACTTCTATAACCTTTAGGGGTGCTACCGATTTGATGGAAAAGCAATATCAAATTTTGGAAGATAAGGCATTACTAGCAGCCAGAATTACAAAAGAAGCATTTCAAGAGTTAGATGCCGAAGAGAAACAAACCTATATAAATACAATTAGAAATTTTGTAATTTCCGCAGCCGGAAATGAAGATAAAGCTACACAAACATTCATTAAACATAGAATGCAAACTCGGCTTGGAATTAATATAGATTTTAACAAAAAACAGGTTCAGAAAGAATTATCTGATTTGCAACAAATCATTTATGATAAAATAAATGAGATTAATCATAATACTAAAAAATTAAAAACTAACATTAAGCTCATTCAAGTAGAGGAAACGCCTGAGACCTATTTTAAAAATCTTCTCAACAGAATTAAAGAATTAAGGGAAGAAGAAAATAGGGCTAAGCTGGCTACTGCCCAATTGAATGATGAAATGAGCAATGACCAGTTATCAGCTTTATATAAGAAACGTGCTGATGAATTGGAAGCCTTTGCAAAGAGTTATGGGTATTATACCAAATCACAGCAAAAAGGAGAAGAAAGTGCTTATGAAAAACGATTGAAAGCCCAACTCGATTTGCTAAAACGCCTGCAATCCGAATATGAAAAGTTGAGGAAAACCCAAGGTGCTGCCGATGCAAAAAACATTTTGACTAAGGAGTTTGGAAATGCTTATCAAAATTTGTTCGGTAAACCTCTTGAATTAGACTTCGACAAGGCTTCTATTGCTGCCGAGATGGAGAGCATTGCTGAAACTATTGGTGGAAAAGCCGGAGAAGAATTAAGACGTGCATGGGCTGCTGCTGCCGCACAATTAAGGTCAGAAGTATCCATATCTGTTTCGGAACAAAACATAGCTGATTTTGAAAGAAAGATTGAGAATATGTTCTCCGGATATGAACTATCCATAGACCTCAAAACACAAGGTTTGGATAATGATTTGATAAAGCAACTATTCCATGTGGATGTTTCTAGCTTAAATGATATCCGTAAAGCATTGGAAGAGGCTTATCCTGACTTGTCAAAATTGGGACAACAGCAATTGGATTCTTATTATAAGTTATCCAAGATGATAACTGCTGCTGAAAATAAAGAGCTAGATGTCCGGTTGAAGGATTATGCGAAATATCTGAAAAAAGCATCTTCGGAGAGAATACGCATCCGGCTGGAAGAACAGGCTAAATTGGCAAAGATACCATCAGAGTTTACTCCTGACCAGAAAGAGGAAATTACGAGAAATATAAAGAAAGAAACAAAGCAAAAACTAGATAAGCAAGCCTTTGATGAGTTTAAGGAAAGTGATATGTACATATCCATGTTTGAAGATTTGGATAAAGTATCTACCAGAGTACTTGAACAGATGAAAGCTAAACTCGCATCTCTTAGAGAATCATTAGGTGATTTGCCGCCCAATCAACTCAAAGAGATTGTCAACCAAATGAACAAGATAGATGAACAGATTCAATCCAGAAATCCGTTTAAGGACTTGTTGCCAAACATCAAAGGATATATCCACTATTTAAGAGAAAAGAAAGATTTAGAGTCTCAATATGTAGACGCTTCTAAAAATATTGACCAGTTAGAAGAACAGAAAAAAATATTAGAAGATATTATTGCTTTATCTGAAAAAGAATATACTGACGCTGTTAATAAAAAAGGAGTCAATTCAAAGGAAGCAAATATTAAGAAGCTAACTTTAAACACTGATAAAGCACGTCTAAAAGTTTTAAATAAGCAATTAAGCGTAGAAAAGAACGCCCAAGTCACTGCTAAAAATGGATTAGATGATGGAGAAAAGAAAGGAGAACTATTAAAGAAAGCAGCGGCATATGCTTCTAAGATTGCATCAGAGACAGCCGGGCTAACAGATGCAATGAACAATTCCTTGGGAAATCTTTCTGCCGGAGCTAAAGATGCACTTAGTTCTACTTCTGAAATACTTGGAGGTGTAAGCAATATCGCTGCTGGTTTGGCACAAGGGCCTATGGGATATTTACAGGCTGCTGCTGGTGTCTTTGAAACAGTTGGAGCTATATTTGCCATCGGAGATAAGAAAAGAGAAAGGGCAATTCAATCTGAAACAAAGAAGGTAAAGCAATTACAAACGGCATACGAGGACTTGACTCGTGCCATTGAAAACGGGTTGTCTATAGATGCCTATGCTAAAAGTGCAGAACGAATTGAACTTTTACAAAAACAGATTGATAGCTACTATCGAATGATAGAGGCTGAACAAGGAAAGAAAAAGCCTGACGACGACCGTATAGATGAATGGAGAGATGCTATCCATGATTTAGAGAATGATATAGAAGATTTGTTTATAGAAATGAAAGAGAACTTAGTCGGCTCTTTCAAAGACTTGGCTTCTACATTAGGAGATGCTTTATTTGATGCTTTTGCAGAGGGCACAGATGCAGCTACAGCATGGGGTAATTCAGTCCATGATATTGTTTCAAGTATTCTAAAGCAATTGATTATACAGAAATTTATTGAACCAAAATTGCAAGAATGGGTAGATGATTATTGGAGTGCTTTAACTCCTAAAGCTGCTGCTGCCGAAGATGCTTTTAAAAGATATCAAAACGCACAAGAAAAAATAAGAAAATGGGATGAAGCGTGGGGAGATTCTGCGGAATATGCTGCTAAAATAGCTGGATTTGATTATGCTGGTGAAAAGAAGAAAATGGAAGATGCTTATAATGAATATATTAAAGCATATGAAGCAGCGGCAGGCGAAGTTCCCAATTTAGATGAAGATACGACTAAGAATTTTGCGAATCAATTGGATAATATATTCAATGATATAGACAAGCAAATTCCTGAATGGTTGAAAGATTGGCTTTTCAAACAAGATGCTTCTGGATTATCCGGTTTGCAAGAAGGTATCAAATCTATTACCGAAGATACCGCACAAGCATTAGAAGCCCTATTGAACAGTATGCGCTTCTATGTTGCTGATACGAATTTGGAAATAAAGAACATTCGGGCTTTACTCAGCAATGATGTAGAAAGCAACCCCTTATTAGCTGAGATGAGAATACAAACTCAATTGATAAGGAGTATCAATACAATGTTCAGTAGCCTGCTTTATGCCGGACATCCAAAAGGTTCTTATGGCTTGAAGGTTTGGATACAGTAGGGTTTTAACAAATATTCATACGAAATATTCCATATAAATGGCTACCTTTGTACCAAAAAAATGGAAAAGTATTATGTAGGGCAAAGATTTAATCATCCTAAATATGGAGATTATGAAATAATAGAGTTAACTCCAAATAAGAGAGCTAAAATCCGATGGATTAATACAGGAAACATTTCTGAATGTTTAAGATGGAATATCAACATTGGAAAAGTAAAAGACAGTGCTCAACCTTCATACAGTAGAGCCGGAAGAAAATTTTTTGAGATAGGAGATGTATTTAATTCTAAAAAATATGGTAGTTATGAAATAATTGATTTGTTACCAAATAGGAAGGCAAAAATTAAGTTCAAGAATACTGGATTTGAATATATTGTACATCGTAATAGCTTACGAGATGATATAGTAAAAGACAGTTCAGCATCCAGATATTCTGTTGGTTCTATATTTCATAATAAAAAGTATGGAGATATTGCAATAATAAAGCGTTATACTCATAAAAAAATAAGAGTTAAATTTATCAATACAGGATATGAGTGTGACGCTTTAACTTCTAATTTATTAATGGAAACAGTTAAAGACCCAACATGCCCTTTCTTATACAATAGAGGATTTTATGGAGATGGAATATACAAATCTAAAGGAAACACCTCTTATAGAACTTGGTATGATATGTTTGTCCGTTGCTATGATACATCTTTTCAAGAAAAAGAGTCTACATATATTGGATGTGAAGTATGTAAAGAATGGTACTCTTATCAAGAGTTTGCGAAATGGTTTGAAGAGAATTATGTGGAAGGATATCAGTTGGACAAAGACATTTTAGTCAAAGGAAACAAGGTGTATTCACCAGAGACATGTTGTTTTGTACCAAGGGAAATAAATCTTTTGCTTATAAATGGAAAAAAATGTAGAGGGAGCAGCCCATTAGGAATGTCATTTAGCAATGGTAAATATGTTGTTAGATTAAGCATATATGGAAAGCTAACATTTAAAGGAAGGTTCCATTCTAAGCAAGAGGCATTTAATATGTATAAATTGTCTAAAGAATCATACATAAGAGATGTAGCTAACAAATACAAAGACGTTATATCCGAAAAGGTGTATAACGCCTTAATGAAATACGAGGTTGAAATAACCGATTAAATATTTCTTTTTTCTTCCATGTTTTCTAAGAACCCCTCAATATCTTCGAGTATGAGGGGTTCTACTTTTTTATATAAGTCAGCATAGATTGCTTTATAGTAAGGCTGATTTTTAATTCCTTGTTTTATTTTTGATATCCCCCGGAATACATTTCTCGGCTCTCTAAAATATATATTAGATAACTTTTTTGCCGATAGTCTCATTTCATAATGTAAGATATACCATAAAAAGTATCTGGCGTTCGCTACCTTTTCGCTTATATTCCTACTTATGATTTCCTGCTCATTGATGTTAAAGTATTCACATATCACATCTGATATCTCATCTACTTTCTTTTGAAATTTATATGCCAATTCCATGTATGTAATGATTTTGACACAAATGTAGTATTATTATCAGTCCTATCAAAATAAATTCCAAAGTTTATTATAATCGACTTGTACTCAAACGATTATCTATATAGAAAAATTCGATAGCTTAATTCGGGTATATTCGTTTCTTTTAAGCGTGGTTCAACGTCGAACTACATTAAAAACGTATTTTTATGGAAAGCAAAACTGTAGTTTACACCCCGGAAGCTGGGGGTTGTGGATGTGGTTCAGGCATGTTAGGAATGCTTGCTCCGCTGTTGCAGAAGAATGGCTTAGACCCCAATCTTTTGCTGGCTATGAATAACAAAGGAAACAACGGATTCGGTGGTGACGGTAGTTGGTTCATGTGGATTATCTTCTTGTTCTTTCTGTTCCCATTGATGGGACGTGGTGGCTGGGGTAACGGCTTTGGTGGCAATGATGGTGGTGGTGTACCTGCTAACGCTGGTCTCGCTGGTCTTATCAACAATGACAACGGTCGTGAACTCTTGATGCAAGCAATCACCGGAAACGGACAGGCTATCAACAGCTTGGCTACAAACTTGAACTGCTCTGTAGGTCAGATTCAACAGGCTATCAATGGCGTAAGCTCCAAGGTATCCGAAGTTGGCTGTCAGGTAGGTATGAGTTCTCAGCAAATCATCAACGCTATCCAGTCTGGAAACTGCCAGATTGCAAACCAGATGGCTCAATGCTGCTGCGATGTAAAGACTGCTATTCAACAGCAAGGTTACGAAAATCAGTTGGCTACTCTGAACCAGACTAACACTCTGACTAGCAATGCTAACACTCAGTTCAACATTATCGGTGCTAAGATTGATGCCCAAACTCAAATTATCAACGATAAGTTCTGTCAACTTGAAATGCGTGAAATGCAGCGTGAAATTCAGCAGTTGCGTGATGAAAAACAAGGTTACCAGATGTCTGCTTTGACACAGCAACAGACACAAAATCTTGTTAATCAGCTTCGTCCGTGCCCTGTTCCTGCCTATTTGACCTGCAACCCGTTTGGTTGCCAAGGCGGCTTGAATGACGGCTACAATTATGGCTATGGTTATCCTTACGGTAACGGCTGTAACAATGGCTGCGGCTGCTAATCATCAGTAAAAAGACTTTGACTTATTGATAGTGTTTATATTGTCAATAAGTCAGCCTTTTTAGAGTAAATAACTTTAAAAATTATAATTATGAATCCTTATTTTTTACCTTATGCTCAATGGAGCAATCAGATGCTTTCTAGGAGATTTCCTGTTAGGAGATTGAATGGCTCGGGCATTCCAGAATTGCGTACCATTGCAGTAACGACTACGGGTAGTGTAGTTACATATTCACTCTGTCCGTGGCGATTCAGACAATTATGTAATGAAGGGCTAATGTTGTTGCGTATTTCGCAAATACCTTCAAGTGGTGCAGGTTCAGCAGCATTTACAGTTTCTTTGCAAACTTCTGCTAATCCACCGGCAGGCTCTACGGGTACTCCTCTTGTTAATGGTCTTGGTGCTCCAATGACCTCTAATAGAGTCGTGAATGGTAACTATTTGCTTGTTTATTACAACAAGTGTGATGGAATTTTCCAAGTAGTTAACTTTTTCCCGTCAACTACAACAGTATCAGCTTCGGCAGCAGAAGCTAAGTCAAACAAATAAAACGTTAAGAATATGTTTGGTGCATTGAAACAAGGAAGTGTATGTTATATCCTTATAAAAGGAGAAAAACCAGTACTAAAAATAGGTCAGGTAGAATATGTGAGCAATCCAGTTCCGAAGTATCCGACCTTCAATCCCTCATTACCTTTTGGTTCACAACAGGAAACTGTGATTGATGCCAAGATTAAATACGGTGAAGAAGTGATGGAATTTCAGAAGATACCGACCAACATGGAAGTATTTTCTTATCCGAATGCTATTCTCTCAGACAAGAAAGAAGCAATTCTTTCTGAGGTTGAGAACATGATTCAAACGAGTCAGCAAATTGTCAGCAGTGTAGATTATCATAAATCAATAATTGAAAACTGCGATGAAATACTGAAACAGTTGAATCCTCAATTTGCCAAGGACAAACAGCAGGAAGAAAAGATAGGCTCTCTGGAAACAGAGGTTAAATCTTTAAAGGGAGACCTCTTTGATATAAAGAATGACCTCAAATCCTTGCTTTCAGAACTGAACGGTTCTAACAAACAAAAAACAAACTCTAAAACCTAATTAATATGGGAATGATTGAAATTAACCACAAGGGTCACGAAAGAGGTCTCGGTCGTGCCGTTGGAGACTTTAAAGAAAGTCTGGAATGTTTAGCAGAAGATTTTGAAGCTCTTCTGGATGAGTTCGAGAACATGGGTGAAAGAGGTGATAGCGATTGGAGTCGTAAAGACTATGATCGGAACTATGACCGTGATTACGACCGTGATTATGACGAACGCATGGGTGAACGTAGAGGAAGACGTCGTCGTCGTCGCTAATATCAATTGTGGGTGTTTCCTTAGTGCTATCAAGTCACCAAGGAAACACTTGCTTAATATACTATAATATGGACAGAAATATGAGTTTTGATGTATTCGACAGAATACCGGAGAAGATGAGAGCTTACCTCTCTAACTATGGATTCAACTTCTCTAAGAAGATGTGCGATTGGGCTGTTTCTATGATGGAGACAAAGGAAGGTAAGATTACTCCCATCCCTAAAGAAAAGGTTGACGAACTTCTCAAAAAGTACAGTATTACGCTAAAGAATGATAACGGTTATAACGCTGTCTACGTAGCAAACATGTGTAAAGCGGATTACTTCGGGTCTTCCATACCGAATGAACAATACCTTGCTATGTTTGTGAGAGACTTTATAGACGACCCGGATGGCGGCTCTGAGAAGGCGTTTCGGCATTTCTTTGCGGACTGTATGGGGAAGGGTATCGTAATCAATTGGGATGATATGCTCTAACAGTGATACGACAGCAGTTCTACATACCAAAGATAGGCTGGAAGGTGTATATATACTATTCCGTAGACTGTTACGATACTGATGAAATAGTCCATAAAATGAGAAGGTTCGGAGCGAGTAAAGAGTTCCTGTTAACCGCAGAAGAAAATATGCGTTCTTGTCGTTTGGATACAGGTATTACTTACTCCAACTTTCTCTATAGAATAACAATCATGGCGATTGGACGTGCTTCATCAGAAAGGGAATTTTTTAATTCCTATATACACGAACAAAGACATCTACAGGATGATTTAGCCAATATGAACGGCATATCCTTAGACGGTGAAGAGATAGCATATCTCAGCGGAGAAATAGCTATGAAAGTCTTTGATTATATCAAATTATTCATTTGTGATTGCAATCACTATAAAAATAAGAAGTATGAAACTAAAGAAGGTAAAAAAGGCAATGGAAGGGGACATGCCCATTAACAGCATGTTTAATCTGATACCGGAGAAGAGAATGGCAGAATTTAAGAGGTTTGCTTCAATCTTTGGATTTACTGAGGAAAATATAAATACTATCTTAAAACGAGAGAAGCATGAAAATGAAAAAGGTAAAGTACACAGCTAAGAAATTAGCTATTATTCGGAAGAGATATGAATTGAATCGTGCAATTGACAGTATGATGAAAGATTTACCCAACCATGAGTTTGAAATGCTTCGGTTAGAGTTGATGGATGAATTAGATGAACTGCGTTCATTAGAGTGCTCTAAATAGGAAAAGGGATTCCGAAGAATCCCTTTCTTTTGTTTCACTACCAAATTACCTGTTTTTTAATATCAGTCGGATTGTAAGACACATGAACCCATGAAAAATTCTTCTCATTAATTAATTGTCGGAATGGAAGATTCAGTTGTTGAATCAGGTCGAAAAGTTTTTTATTTTCTTCCTTACTTCCGCCTGTAATATCAGCAGCCATTCCTTTCAAATGCTCTGAGTTGTGGACTCCGCCCAATATCTTATTCAAAGCCATACAACGATATCCACTATTTACTCTAATAGGCTTTCCATACGCCTCTCTTAGAGGGTCGAGAACATTTGTAATCAATGCTTCTAAGTTACGTTGATATTCCGGCTTACAAGAGTTATCCAACTTATGTGCTATTGCTGTATCAGAATGGCACAGTTCTTTAATTGTAAAATATTTGCCCATCTCCTATTTTATTAAATCCGTATATTTTTTAATAAGTTCTCTAAATTCCTTTTCTAATTCTTTTTCCTGCATTTCTATATAGGCTTTTTCTATCCTATCTATTAAATCTTGACAGGAAAAACATTCACATTCATCAGGCTTAACTTCTTTTTCCTCTTCCTCGTATGCCCAATCCAGAATTTTCTCCGCTTCTTGTTTGCAATAATCCAAGAAGCTCATCTTTCCATATAATTCTTGGGGTAAATTCATGTGCATTACAGCAAATTCCAATGCTTTCAATCTGTTCTGAGCTTTCAAATCTTTTCCAAATCCAAGGGTTGCTGTTCCATTGAACAACACTGTACCCCATCTGTTAGTGTCTTTTTCTTCCATGTTAAATAAGTTTATGATAAATAAGATATCTAATGCGGTCTGAAATCTCTTCTAATGCATCAGCAAACTTCTCATACTCTTCCGGGTTTTCCGCAAATTTATCTGAGGCAAGACCACTACGTTTCTCATCAAAGGAGGTATATAAAAAACCATCACCTTTTATATTTATCATGCTATTGTCTGCATCAATAAATGGTTCGGGTATATCTATTTCTATTTTCATGGTTATCTATTATCTCCATTACCATTAATACAATGTCTCTCTTTCCGAGATTGTAACTTGTCAATATTCATTTGACAAATCTCTTCCAGAGAATAACCAAGGTCATGCGCCATCGTAGCAATATACCATTGAACGTCTCCCAATTCTTTGGCTATTTCCAGCTTTTTCTCTGATGAGAATACTCTGTCATTGTCTCTGATTACCTTTTTTACTTTATCCGAAACTTCTCCGGCTTCTCCGGTTAATCCTAATGCCGGATAAATGATTTTACAATCTTCTGGATAAATAGCTGTTTCCAGTGCTTTTAATTGATACTCGTTAATTTTCATTACATTGTTTTTATTTCGTTAATAAAATTCATAATATCTTCTCTACTTACATGTCCTCTTCCTTTCGGTTGTAATAGCATGTCAGCAAATAAATCCGCTACCACATTGTTGACAAATTCTTTCATCATGTGAGAGTCCATATATTCAGCACTATTGATTTTTTCAATGTGCAATATAACTTCTTTCAGCATGACATTGTTCTCTTTCGTCAGCCGGAGCAATTCTTGTATGTCCTCATCGTTCACCATTTGAAAAATTATTCTGTTCTATTTTATCAATGCAATCATCTTTTAGAATCCGGCTCTTGAAGATATAGTTTGAATAAATGGCAAACCGGATGCTAATAGGTCTCTTATCCTGTAAATAGACAATGCTCCACAACTTTGCCAAACTTTTCATTTGGTCTTGAAGATATTTGAGACCTTCATCGTCTATTGCAGAATAATCTACTTTTTCAATGATAGACGGATATTCCTTATCTTTGAGGCTTATAGCCTCTCCCTCTAACGTGTAAATTCTTTCGATATTCATTTCTTGTTTTCTTTATACTGTTCAAGCGTTATATCCATACCTCTTTTCAGCCCTTTAGAATACGCATCTAAGCGTTCTCCCCAATCCCACAATCCCCATGCAGCAAAAAACAGAATAAGAGCGACTACTCTGTGCCACATCGGTAATCTGATGCAAAAGGGATTAGTATTAATCTCAATATGACCGATAAATCCGGCAACGATAATGAGAGCGATTACAAATATAATGATATCTTTCATTTATTTATTGACAAGTCTTTTATAATTGATTCTACATTAAGCATTTCTTTAACTTTTTCAATATCCTTATCCCATATTGAGATACTACCCGGAGCAACTACATGCAATCTTCCTTCCCAAAAGAGATTGTCCGAATTGTCTTTTTTAAAATATACTCTGTTGATTCTTTCAACAAATCGTCTATCGCTCCATTCCCTGTAAAGTTTAAATAAATTCTTCATATTAGATAATTTATTTAGTTAAAAACCGCCCTATTCTCACGAACCAGACGATTGCAAATTTATGACAAACGTAATAATTATTCCATGAAATTAGACATATAATCTTCTTCGGACATCTCAAAAAATCCGGTACAGATTACCCGTCCATCTTCAATTCCATCAGCTTCTTTTATTCTTTTTTCTATTTTTGCAATGTTTAAGCAACCTTCAACTGTGAGTATCGCTCTTCCATCTTGCCGCCCTTTATCTTTTGAAGTAAGTACAAAAGGACACATGAAATATCTTATCTTTCCCATGATTATAAGTTTTTTCTCCGAGCGTACTCGGCAAGTAATACTGAGTCAACCAGATTATCATCATAAGATTTACATTTTTCAGTCCGTTTAAAATCCATATAAGGGAATAAACGTCTGGCAGCATTGTAGCTGGTCTCTTTTGTATTTACGTCCTTACGCATAACTTCCTTACCTTTAATCGTAACTTTTTTATAGGTAACAACCATATCTTTGTTTTCCCATATTTCTTTCTGCCATGTTTTAGGCGGAATTAAATGAAACGGGATTTTATTCGCTATGAGTATTCCTTGTAGTGTCCCATACGTTTCACCAAAAGAGAAAGTTGCCTTTGCACTACTTCCAAATATTGCATGAATATCCTCCATTACACAGACTATATCATCTTTCATGGAAAAAACATCAGATATGGTGTACATATCATTATCCTTTATACTTATATGAGACCAGTTTCCATCTCTTAAAATGGATATGAATCCAAGTTTACCGGGGTCTATCCCAACATATGTTTTACTCATCGTCTTTTCTTTCTTTTTTTCACAATCATCCATAAGAGGGTTGTGGGTATTATGTCTTTTTTATATCCTTGTTTTACCAAATCCATGTCCTCTGCTAATTCTAGCTGAGTAACCGGAAAGTAGTAACAAACCGGATTTTTATCTTTAGCCTCTATCGTACAATCGTATATGGATTGAAGATAGTCGTTAAATTTCCACTTGTAGGTCATTTATTTTTTCCTCCATTCTTTTACAATTCCTTCTATCCCCGAAAATATTATCCAAAGGAATATCAAGAAACAGATGAATGTCTCAAAGTCTTTGCTTATAAATCTCACGAACTCCATCATCTAAAAGTCTTCCAAATTAAGTTTGATTTTCATTCCTGAATCGGCAATATAAGGTTCAATTCCGGTAGCTATTTTCACCATTTCTCTAAAGCGTTTTTCGTCGCTATTCCCATCGCTGAGGTGCAACAGTACTACCGTTTGGAGTTTTGCGCTAAAATGCCGCTTTATAATGTTCACCGACTGTTCTATAGAGAGGTGATTCCCACTGGCAGAAGCCGACCATTCATCTCTTGCGGCTCTATCCAGAATGATGTCTTCCATATAGTTTGCTTCACACAGAAGATGATTCACTCCATTTACCTTCCAAGGAAAGTCTGCACAGTCAGTAATGAACAAAACTCTACTGGTGTCCGGACAATCAATCACAAACGAATAGCAAGGTACATTATGCTTTACTTCGATAGCTTGAATCTTAAATCCACCCATTACCAGTTTCTTTTTAGGGTTTAATCCGTTCAATCCGATAAAGCCGGATGCTTCCACTGCTGCCGGATGGGTGTAAACCGGAAATCCCATCTTTACAAATTCATGTGCACTCTTAGAGTGGTCAAAGATGCTGGTGACTGAAAATCACCCCTCGTACTTTTTTCAATTGATAATCAATTCCCTTAATTATGTCTTGAACTTTGATACCAGCTTCAACCAACAATATCTCTTCGTTGCAGCAAAGGGCATAAGAGTTTCCTTTGCTGCTTGAACCCATTACTCTCAGTTCCATTAGAACTCATCGTCTTCGTTGTTCTCTTGAATAGGTGGGTCTGCCGGAGTAGGCTCTGGATTAGCTTTAGGTCTTCTAACAGGTCTCTTTGAAGCATCCGCCTGTTCTTTGTATGCGGCTTCCTTTGGATTATCCGCAGGAACTTCATCGTGCACTTCTTCAAAGGTAGCGTATTCTTCCACATTTATTGCTTTTTGAATATGCTCTTCGTGAGAAATACCTAATTCTTCCTCTTCACTTGATATGAATGTTGCCTGATTAATATCTGTATTAATTATTATCTTACAAGCTTTGCGTAGTAATGTTCTCTTTACGGCTTCTTCGGGGAATTTTTTCCCTAATAGACCACCATTACTACTTTGTGCCCAACTCTTTTGTATAGAAGCCATTGTCATTAATACCAAATCTTTTTTCCCATTTGGATAATATGACCAAGTATAAGCACCGATAATAGGCTTATCCAGATTCTCAAAACTTGTTTGATGCTTTGTTACCTTTGTCTCTCCGGTCTCCACATCGTTTTCAAACTCAAATACATCCCCTTCTCGAATAAGTTTAACTACCGGAACATAATCTGGAATTGCTCTTTTTGCTCTTGTAACGCTTCCAAAATATGACTCAATGCAAGTCAGTTTGTCTCCAAAAGGTATGAAGTACATTTGTCCCTTACTTGCATCCAGAGACTTAGTTAACATGGTAAAAAGTGCTCTTGCTATACTTCCGGGAGTGCATGATTTTAAAACAAGATTTCCCTTTGTATCCTTCATGTCTTGGAGCATCAACATAGATGCTCTAAGTGCATTAGTCGGAGAAAAATCCGGTGCGAACTTGAAACCTAATTGACTTAATGAATCAACCTTTTTTGTAACGCTGTTGACAATGTTTTCTGCCATTACAGCTAATTCTTTGTTTTCTTCCATTTTATTTTAAAATAAAGTTTTTATACCATCAGCAAATTTCCAAATGAAACCGCATGAACTATGAACATTTTTATATCCATGACACATATTAGAGATACCTTTCCTATCATATCCATTTCTTCCTGCTTCTGTAATAGAATCCCACTCTCTGATAAAATTACCATCTAAACTAAATTGATATATTGGTTTAGCATCTCTTCTATTTCCTCTTTGAGTATCAGATATTCTACTATTCCTACTCCCATAATTATTATTATAAACCGATGTGCATAATTCTAAATTACTTACGCAATTATTCGTTTTATTTTCATCTATATGGTTAATTTGCGGAAGATTATATAAATTAGGAATAAATGATTCTGCTACTAACCTATGAACAGCCACCATTGTTTTTTTACTTTCCTTGGAAAGATTTATTTTACAATATCCCTGAACTATAGATTGTTTACATATTCTCTCTTTAACTATATACGTAAATGATTTACCGTTGCGAGAATAGCAAGTATTACTTTCTCTCTCTAACGATTTCACTCTTCCCAAGTTGGATACTTGATATAGTCCTTCGTATCCGACTACATCTCTCCATTCTTCTCTGGGTAAATTTTCCAAAGATAAATTCCTAAAAGCATCCATACTTTATAACTTCTAAATTTATTCCTTGTTCTTTAAATAGGTTAATCACCTTTGTAGCTCAGAAAGGGAGTTCATCTATCTCTTCCGTTTTAGGCTTTTCCTTTTTCGGAGCTTTCATTTTAGGCTGAGTCGTATCAACTGTATCCTTTTTCCATTCGTTTAGTAAACCTAAACCTCTTGGAGATACACCTCTTGCCTTATCATCCTGAGTTGGTGCGGTTTTTACTTCATGGGATTTTCCCCATTTCATTTCATCGCACTTGGTGATTATCACAGAGAGATATTTCTTCCCGTTTTGGGGAGAAATATATATCATATCCTTAGGTACACCTGAGAGGCAAATACTACCTCTCAGATATATATCAGTTGCATCTTCAATTCGTTCAACCTTCATGTTCTAAGTTTTCTTCGGTAAATATGTCTATGATATTTGTCTCGGATACAGCAACAATCTGGTATTCTGCCATCGTACCTTTCATTCCTCCATCAAGTTTCTTAACTGCATCTCGTAGGTCGGCAGCTTGCACCAGAACTTTAGTTTGAGTAAACTTTTCCTTACCGGATTTTTCATCTACAGTGATGAATTTGAGTTTGCATTCAAAGTATCTATCTGCCGCCTCTTCCTCGGAAAGAAACAATTCTGAATACTTGGATTCTTTAACTGCATTTACTTTGAAATCGCCTGTGATAAACGGCTGCATTTCTTGGATGATAGAATATTCGGCAGAACTACAGGTAAAGCTCTTTACGAGATAATGTTCAGTCACCATCTTGTTTAGACCTTTTTCGTCCATTTTCTCATATTTCAGAGCTACGTTAAAATAATAAATTCCTTCCATGTCTTTTATTTTTAATAGTTTACAAATATACAAAATTAATTCAAATTCACGTCTTTACTATCTCCAAAAATATTTTTAATGAAGAGTTCCCTAAGTCGTAAAGTTTTATAAAATTGTTTCATAGCAAATGAAACTTCTTCGTCTAGTGCTTTACTTAGGTAATAGTTAGATGCAGTTAAAGCTATAGCGGCATATACAGCACCACCCTCTTCTTTATCTTCCATTGCACCCATGTACATATTCGGAAGTTTATCTTTTGGGAATCCCACAGCCGATGAATATGTTTTTTCGTCATTGGGAGTCAAAATAAGATAATCTTCTTCCAGTTCAACTAAACAACTTATTAACTCTTTGGTTAATTCTTGGACTCTTTTGTAAGTCTCTCTTTTCTCTTTCTTAGTCATTATCTAAAATATTTTCAATTGATTTTTTAATGTCTTTTTCTGTTTTTCTCCAATCTTTGTTTTCTCCCCGCACTGTCATATTCCCAAGAATAGAAAATGGCTCATCCATACCGGTATCTAATTTTATCTGTTCATATTTTAATTTATCACAATTAGGTCGGAGATAATGAGACTGTCCGAAAGCATTTGCTCTTCTTTCCTTTGCAAATAGATGCAGAAATACGCCTTTTTTCTTTTTGTAGATAGGAGCATATCTATAGGGAATAAATATTCCTTTTTCCATAGAATCTCCTATCTCCACTTCCGTTTCAATGGCGTTGTTGAGAAGACTTAGATTAATTCTAATTTTATAGTCCATTGCTCTTTACGATTAAGTTTTCGTCCTCTGATACAATCAGGCTAATCAGTTGATGTTTGGTTTGAATAGCGGCATGGACATCGTTAATCAAATTCACATCATCCACAAAGAGAGGAAGACTAATACCAAAGTATTCAGCAAACGCATTTGAAATATCTACTCCTAAAAGGATACGTTCTGCACCGTTACTCGTTGCTGAGTTTGCGCCATCCAATGCCGTAATGACACAATTCGGTATCCATTTCCCGGATTTGTCCTGCGACATCATGGTGATATGGCAACGTTTGAAATATCGGTTTACCCGTTCAGATACAATCTTTGCTCTTTCCTCTTCGTATTCCTTTATTTCGTAATCCAATTGTTCCTGTTCTGCCAGTTTTTCGGCTGCGGCTCTTTGGTCTTTCTTCAAATTTTCAATCTTCTGTTCCTGCTTTTTGCGTTCGTCTACCAATCCGAGTATTTTACTTTCTTCCTCGATATGCTTCATAAATGTCTCTTTCATGGAAATCATTTCCGCATTGTCTTGTTCAGGAATAACGGTCAAATTCTCTTCCAGAGTTTGAATCTCTTCCATTAAGGAAGCATATTCTTCGGTATCTTCAAATCGTTTCCAGTTCTCTTCTGCTTTCCGAAGTTCTTCTACCGCTTCAATCACACTATGCAATCCTTGTGGTTCAGGCAGTGAACTGATTTCTTCTTTTAATTCTTGGATGGATTTCAAGAAAGAATCTTTTCGTGAATTGTTAGCTTTACCCTGAGCGATAATGGTTTCAAGCCTATTTTTCTTGTTTTCTTCAAAAGAAGCCCGAAGTTCTCCCAATTTACTTTCTGGATAAGACTGACCGCAAACCGGACAAGTGTCTTCTCCAAATAGTTTTTCCTTTTCCTCATTCTTTTCAGCAAGCAATGCTGTTCTTCTTTGCTCGCACTGCTTTACGTATTCTTCAAAAGTCTTTATCTGAGTTTCATACCTATTCCGGTCTCTCTCAATCTTGTCATTCTGAGCTTTTATTTCCTCATTCTTGGCAGAGATGTTATCCAAATTCTTTCTGGCAATCTCTATCGGGGCTTTCTGCTCTTCTTCAAAGGCTTTTTTCCGGTTAATCAATTCATTTTTCTTCGTGCTTATTTCCAGCATTTCTTTGTTCCTCTTATCAATAAAAGGCTTGACAGATTCTGCTGTACCATTCATCATGTCTTCGATTTCCTTAATTTGAATCTTGTCATTCTCAATGTTCTTTTTAGCTTCCTCTACCTTGGAAATATCCGGCAGGTTCTCTTCCAGAGTTTGAATAGTCAATGGGAAAGACTTCAATTGAGCTTTAATAGGGTCACATATCGTAGCAATTTGAGACTTTATCTCTTCCATTGTATATTTGTCCAGCTTCTCAAATAAAGTGTCATATTTGCCTTTATAGTCTTCTTTCTTGATTTCACCAGACATCAGACTCAGATAAGTTCTCTGGTCTTTCCATTCCATACCTAAGAAGTAAGTAGTATCCAGCATGATTCGAAGTACATTTTGCTCGGCAAACAACTCATTGATACGTGTACGGTATTCAGTGGCAGACATCTCAATTCCATCCATCAAGAATTTATAGTCGTCTGTCCCTTTTCGTTCGTATTCTTTGTTTCCACGTTTACGGACAAATCCCATTTTTGCGGTACGCTTGAATGAATATTCGTTACCGTTGATTAGGAATACACCTTCTACACTTGCTTCCGGATTGTTTTCTGCGGTGTACTCCATATTGTTATCAAACAAGTTGAAGTTCATCCGGTTATTGCTGTCATATCCGGTAAGAAGCCACAGGAACGCATCTTTCAAAGAGCTTTTCCCTGTTTTGTTCTTTCCGTACACATCCGTTCTTCCTTCAAAATCAACCTTTCGGCTTTGTCCTCTCCAATTAGAGAGCGTCAATCTTTTTAATTCAATTAATTTCATTTTATTCCTCCCATTCAATTTCTATTGTAGATATATAAACTTTTTGAGCATTATATATTGCTGTTATCTCCTTATTTTTTTCAGCTTCGTCTCTAGTTGAGAATATACCTTCTGTCCATTTTTTGCCATTTTCATGCTCCCAAATATTGATATACCCTTTCTTCTTAACAGTAACCATAAATAAATCGTAATTTCCTGTATCTTCTATATGACGTTTGCCATCTAAAGTGTATTTTACAGGAGCTTCCAAATTATTCTCTAATATTAAGGCAACAAGGGGATATTTACCTTTAGCATCCGTACATATTACTCGTGCTGGAAGACCATTTTTGGTTATTACTGGTGCTCCCTTTAAGGCAGCATCTAAATCAAATTTCTTCATATCCTTCTTTTTTAATTTTTCCTATTCTCAATTCTGATTTGTCTATTCCCATTTTTCTTCCTCCTATATTAAAGTTAGTGATTCCTCAATTGCGGCTTCCAGAGCGTCCTCATAAGTATCGAATTTATTCGCTGAGTGAATTGTATTATCATATAGCCATTTTTCAAGGACAGTTATATCATAATCCCAATATTCAACAGTAGCTTTAGATTCTCCGGTACAATTCAAATCTATCCATCTAAAATCACATACACAACCTACAAGAATGACGATGTTATGGACTTCCCGAAGCCAGCGTTGAACCGAAGCCTGAGTCGGTGCTGAAGCATAAAACTCAACTCCCTTATTGTAATCACAAGGGCTTAATTGACAAGTAGATAATCCAACAGTAGTATGCCAATATGCTCTGCATCTTTCGTGAAATCCTTTTTCTTTCAAAAGTTTGGCGGTTTTTAAAGATACGATTTCTTCTTCCATATATATTAGTATTAGTGTGTTAATAAATAAAGCCGTATCTGAAATATTTATCAGTACGGCTTTATTGCTACCGCATGGCAGACATTGGTTTTATCCAATGGTGGCTGTTGCCAATAAGCGGTTTTATACTAAAAAGTTTAATATGCAATCGTTCATCTTCCACAGCCACGTTTCAGATACGATGCAAATATCCATATTCTTTTTAACCTGTGCAAGAGAAAAGAGGTATTTAACATTCCAATTCTTTCTCTAACAGATTACAGGCTTCAATCATATCATCCATATTTTTATCAATCTGCGCTAAATACATGACGGCATAGAATACAGAATCCTCTATTGATTTTTGTCTAGGTACAAAGTCCGGTCTTTTAAACATATCCTTAGTTGCTACCACATAGTTAAAGATATTTTCCGACTTAATTATAAGCTCGTTTAATTCATCCAGAAGATTTTCAATAGTATTCAAGAAGTTATTTACCGGTACAGCATTCACCGTTAGTTCACTTTCTGTCAAAGATGTTACTTTCTCCGATAGAACATTGATTCTTCTAAATGTTATTTCTCTCTTGTCCGTACTTCTTTGAATCATGTTAACGGTTTCATCTACCAACATCTTCAATTTCTCGTTGCTTGTTTTCTCATGGGTTTGCGAGAAGATTGGCAAGCATACGATACACATGATAATACAAAGAATCATTCTACTTGTTTTCATTTGTTCTTCGGTATCTTTAACCGCCCTCTTTAAGCGTCTAAATGCTTGCATAGCAATCCTCCATTGTTTATTAGCATAAGCGACTCTCGCCATTTCTCTTGCTTCCTGAGCAGCCTGTAAACAAGAATACAGGCTTACTTCATTGCTTACATACTTACTTTTATCAAAATCAACAATAGTTGTAAAGTTAAGTGTTTTAATGATCGCCTTTTTATGCGCCAGTTGGAAGTCTTCAACTCCACAAACCTGCGCTGATTTTATTCTGAAATCGTCATTGATAGTATATATCAAATCTCCGACTTTTACTTCTCCAAATGTTTTCATTCTCTTATATATTTTAAAAACTTATTAATCTTTGAATCTTTCCTCACAGTTGGAAGAGAAGAAAGATATTTAATAAACCATTTACGCCCTTTGTACTGAAATGAAGAATATCTCATAGCACGGAAATAATCATATCCGCACTCTTCAAAAGGGTAGTACTTTGGTTCGTTATCATTATCCCAGTCGGGTTCCCAACCTTCGTTCAACGCTTTCACGATGATAGACATTTTCCACATGTGTTCAAAAAAACGAACGGTCAGCACCGGAGAATTCGCAGAAATCCGGTATTCTCGGTCTTCCAGCCATTTCATACGCATCATCAAATGTCTTCACTATGTCCGTGATTTTCTGATTGAATACTTCTTTTCCGTACAAGTTTTCCAATGCTTTCTTTGTTTCTGCATTTCCTTCTTTCCACGCTTTGATAGCGTTTCTTTTTTCTACTTTTAATTCCATAATGTTTACTTTTTAAAAATTAATTATTGTATCTCTCCTTATGATGAGAGAATCTTGATATACATCTTGATAAGTTACAGTTATTCTCCCTCGTAGATAATCTTTAACTACACCCTTTCGAAATTCTTCATTAAAAGAGTATATTACAAAAGATACTCCTGCGGCTACGAATATTATTCCAAACAATCCTCGTTTATCTCCTTTACAGGAACAAAAAACATTTAACGCACCTGCAATCATCGCTATAATACCCAATATAAGCATAGATATAAATATAAACATACTATTTGCTCTCCTTTCCTTCTTTATAGCCAGCCATAAACGCATCTCTCATCTTTCTTGCTGTAAACTGTTCCCAGTCTTCATTTGATGATTTATCATTGAAATTTTGGTCTAACACATATTTATCTGCCAAGAGTTTTGTAACATCTACTTGTTCTTTGCACGTTGAATCCAATAAAGGATTATACAAATTATAGCTGCAAAAAATTTCTGTATCAGAAGCACACCCTTTGTAGCACACACATTGTCGGCAAAGATAACCATCAATCATTTTTGGTATGCCTATTACATTAACCATTCCATATGGGCATGGTAATGATTTTCCTATCTTTAATCTTTCAATTTCCATACTATTATTGTTTGTTATTAAAGAATAAATACAAATCACATCCGGCATTATCCACAATGTAATAATCTGGATTTGTTAAAGATACCCATTTTGATACAGGCATTAACCGTTCATCTCCGAAGGATGGCTTTTCATACTTATCAGTAGGTACATAATGTGCATGAAAGCGAACATTTCGGTCTTTATATGTTTCCATAATAGCTATAATGTCTTCATCTTCAAAATGTTCTAATACTCCATGCGTAACCACCACTGTAGGATATTCAAAGAACTTTGCTTGCCGAATATCTTCTTTGAGATAAGCGAAAGGAATAGAACTTAATAAACCCTCTTCCATCTTATATGTATTTTCACAACATAAGGTGAGCATATCTCTATCTATGTCGGTGCAAATTACTTTTGAGATATCAAAGTTATAAGATTCTTTGGCAACTCCCAATGCTTTACATAAATCGTATATCTCCACATTTTAAGCACGACTAACCGTTCCTATCCCACATCCTTCTTCTTTGAAAACGATACCTTTTTCCGGCATTGATTTGATATTGATAATTATCTCGTCTAAAAACCGTTTGTATTTGATAATGAAACTTCTAAGATAGAACCGATTATCAACTCTTGCCTTATAATGGTCTTCCCATCTTTTCATTATTCCTCCTTTCTTTACAGAATTTACAATTTCCTTTGTGAGTAATACAGTTTACATCCCGTAAAGGTATTCATTGCATTTAGATATGTAGCTCCCCATTCTGAGAGCTCTACAGTAACGGTATCGTTCAAGTCTATTTCGTTCATATCCTACTATTTAGTTAATTGTTTAAAAGCGTTGCATATCAACCAAATAAACACTGCAATTCCCATCAATACACTACCCATAAAATCTAATATTTCCATGTTGTTCTCCTTTCTTTATTATTCGTTTATAGCTGGAATATTCATCCACATGTCATTCTCATCTACTAATATGTCTTCTTTAATAATTACTTTTCCGGGAAATGAATCAAGCATCCCCCACCAATAATGTTTCATAGAATAGTATATGTATCCGACAAAGAGTATGCCGTTATGACATATAAGAACTGTTTCTCTTCCATTCGGTTTTTCCGTTGTTATTTTAGTCCAATTTGTTTTCATATTATTTGATATATTGTATAAATCGTTTCTTTTAACTTGCAATTCCAAATTCTTTGGATGAATCATCTTTGTATCTATAAATTCAATCACAAATAAATCATTATTCGGATTGTAGAACATATCACATATAACAGAATACGTTTTAAATTGGTATCTGTTATCAGGGTATTTCTTTTTAAAGTAGAATTTTACCAGTTCATTATCAAGCAAATGTTCGTCCATACGTATTACCCTTTCATTATCTTTTTGAGTTTACGATACATAGCGGCTGCACGGACAGCGTTATATTCCATTCCGGTAGCCGTTTTAAAATTATAGTCGTTCAATTCAGACGCTATTTGCGCCCATATTTGAGCGTTATTGGGTTCGCCCTTGCAACTTATCCATTTCTGTATAAACGTCCAAAATTGGGCGTTATGTACATTATTGCGGGCGTTTTCTTTTCTTTTCGTTGACGATGATTGTTGTATGGTGGAAATTGTATCCGTTCTATTCGCTCCGGTTTTCTTTCCCCAGAGTTCATTTGTGCCTCCGGTTTGTTCTCCGCGTGCTTTCTTTGCAGCTAAAGCGGCTTTAGTTCTTATACTTGTGATTAACGCCTCTCTCTCAGCCAAAGCAAAGAACAAAGTTAGCGTAAACTTATCTGTTGATGGCAAGTCACAAAAGATAATTTTCCCGTCTCCAATTTCTTCATAAATTTGTAGGGCTTCCAAAGTATTACGGAAACGGTCTGTTTTTGCTATGATTAATTTTGCATCATGTTCCTTTGCAAATTGTATCGCTTTCTTTAATTCGGTACATTTTGACAGCTCCGTTCCTGTATATACTTCCACATAGTCAGCTAAAAGTTTTCCTTTGTCTTTTTCAACAAAGTAATCAATAATTTCCTTTTGAGCTTCCAAACCTAAACCGGAACGCCCTTGTTTTTGTGTGGAAACTCGTCTCCATGATACAAAATTGTTCATACCTTATTATATTATAGTTTATAAATACTATTATTTATTTGAATGTGAATACGTATTTATCGTATGTTTTAGTACTTGCTACATGTTCCATCTTTCCACCTAAAAAAGTAGCGATTGAAGGATAACAGCCCATTCCTACACCACCTTCAAAATACGGGAAATAACCACGAAATGAAATACCATACGGTGATTTTTTTCGTGAACGTCTTTTGTCCCATAACATTCCGGAACATACTTTATTAAAACATTCAGCAACTACAGTACTTTCTTTATTTGTTACTTACTGAAAAAATAAACTCTATTACCATATACACGACAAAACTGTTCCGTTCGTTTTACTATCTTTGTACGTTTCATGTTATTACTCGTTTTTTTTAACCCCTTTTCTTTTTGTTCATCACTGACTTTAATTTCGTTTGGCATCCTAACATCTCCGAAAGACTTGTTATTTAACCGTCTCTTTAATAAAAGAATATCTTTTTCACTAATAACACCTGCCTTATAAGCGTTATCTATAATTTCTTGATTTGTTCTTGTTTTCATAACGTTTCCTATTTATTAGTTAATGACAAACATATATAATCACATACAAAGCTAACAACGTAATTATCACGCTTACAGCCGAAAGGAATTCATTCAGTTTCATATCAATAAGATGTTATTAGATGGTTTTCAATTAGGAATTTTTCCACGTCAAACGGTGAATAATCCACCATAGTAGACATAACGTTGTAAGAACATTCATTTGTAAAGTTATCCCGCAAAAACTCTATAAAGTTATCACGGTTCGTACATATACGTTCGTTATATTCCTCAAACAAGAATAGATACAAAGCCTCTAGCATTTCTCGTTCTTTTTCAAAAAAATAGTCTTCCATGCTTTCAAAACCTAACAAATAATTGTCGGTTTCTTCTTTAAACTTTTTGGCTATCTCACCAAAGATATAAGCGTTTTCACCGTTCCATGAAGTAGACTCATATACAATATTATCCGGATAATTTTCCTTAAAATAGGCTATTGATACTCTATCGAAAAAATCACCGCCGTAATCAGTATAAGCAAAGTTAATATAAATGTTACTTTGCTTTGCTTTTGCATCCTCTAATAATGAATCAGAGGCACATCCTCTTTTATTATTCAAATCAAATATTGTTTCCATAGTCTACATTTTATACTATTATTACTTTTTCATTTTTTAATTCTTGGACTGAAAGCGGATGTTCATATTGAATTCCAGTACTTAATACTCCATATAATACAGGATAACCGCTAATATACTCTATTCGGTCGAATGTACATCTAAATTGGTGATTAATACCAACGCTTTTGTAAACAAATATTTCGCCTTTTATTAATTCTGGTATATTCTTTTCTATCATGGTTATACCCTTTCTTTTATTTGTTTTTACAAAACCACTTTAACATATTCAAGTCCTTTGCAGTCGGTTCGTCTGCATTTAGCGTTGCGTCTATCCATGTCATGTCATTAATCATGGTAGACCAACATTTACCCGTTATAGGGCTTTCATAGATAACTCTATATAAGCCGTATCCCTTTTTGATAAAGCTAAAATCGGATAATTGTACTTTTGTTCTCATGGCTATTTCCTTTCTATTAATCAATTATAATGCCTTTTTCACCGTAATAAAATTGGCTAAAAACCGGGTGTTTCTTATGTCGGATTATAAAACAATATCCCGTTTGCCCGAATAATATATCATCACTTCTTTTTGTCTTATAAAAAGATGTTTTTCCATTTGCTGTTGTTACGATTACTTTGTACATAGCTATTATTATTATTTATTAGTATTATAGTAAAAGTCTCTCACAATAGAAAAACGACTACTTAATTTGTCGTCTGTTCTTAAATCGTAATCATAACCATCTCTAACTGGATATTTGCTAATTAAGCGGTTAAAGCGGTTAAGAATGATACAATATCTTTCGATACCCATTTTAATTGATTTACGTGCATAACAAAAAGGAATCAAACCGTTGGTTATTTCTTCACAACGAATTTCTAAAACAGTGATTTCCTTTCTCATCTCGTTTAGCAACATGTCTCAAGACATGCTCTACTTGTAATTGCTTTAAAGTTTTCATAACTGTATGCTTTTTTTATAAATACGCTATTTCGTTCAACTCCTCAAAACGTCTTTTGAAAGTAGCCGTAAATTCTTCAATCGAACACGAATTAATACCCCAATCTGTATAAGCCTTTTTAGGATTAAAAAGAATGGCACGGACACGAGCTAAATTTAGCCCGTGCTCACCTTTTCCGATTAAATCTAACCTCCCAAAGTAATATTCACCGTTTGCCGTACAGGCTACATAATCTCTTTTACTCGTTCTTTCGCTTATTACTTTACCGTTTTCATCCGTTACGGTGTATCTGCAACCTTTTGTTAATGGCTCTTTTAATAATTTGAAAACTCCCATATAATTGTTATTTTAAAATTAATACTAATAATATCATTAACCCAATTGATAAACCTATTCCGAATAAGTTTATTAAAGTTACTTCTGTATCACTCAGACCAGACCAGTTTTCTCTTTTAATTTCTCTTTTCATGATGATTATCTTTTATCTCTTTACTCTGTATTTGAAACGGCTTGTAACGTTCTAAATTGTTTCACGTGGAACATTTAGGCTACATTAAAGAGAAAAGATAAGCCAATATATAAGACAACCGGTTATCATAGTATCGCTAATACAATAACGGAAATTACGTTTGTATAGGGGTGCTTATCTTTTTCTTTATTTCTTTTGAAAAGTGGAGCAAACAACTTGCAAAGATTTCGACATCTCTGTAGTATGGGTTGTTATAGGGTATTGGTTGTTATCACTATATTATAGCTATTCAGGTCGGTAAGTCCTTTTCGCTTCACCCGTATATGCCTATTATTACGGTAACTTTTATATCAAGGGGGTATTATCCCTATCCTTGCGTGTACTGATTTTAACCAAAAGGGCGGCAAATACACGCCTATACGTCTTACTTACTTGGGAGATTGTTATATCTCAATTTTCATGCGTACACCAAAAAATAGAAGAACGCCCAGTCTGTTGTTAACCGAAAAGATAACGCTATAGAGAGATGGAATATATCAATAACTACACTTGCTTAACATGCCGTACATGTGTGTAGCCTGACTACTTACAGGCTATCTCTGGGATAGAGTATTAACAACGGGTTTTAAGAACGCTATCAGGAGAAGAAACGGGATCTCTTTCTGACACTACAAAGGTATTCATAATTTACTAATTGGCAAATAACAACCTAATATCTTAACAGCTATTTAATATATCGCCTTATAAACACTAGTAGGTTAACACAAATATACACGATTATATCGTACTTCACAAAAAGTACATAGTTAAGAAACTACAAAGCATAGTTAAACACTGTACAGATAAGCAGAAAAGCAGACCTCTGCCACAACGGTATTACATCACGCACGCACGCGTGATACCATAAAGTGTATATACACCACATCTATATACGATATAGGAGTATATATATTACGCTAGTAATATATTACGAGTATATCAGTATATAGTATGTGCAGTGTATATACACGGTTAATCATACACATTACACAAGATTATATATATATACACACATACATATAAGGCGATGTAAAGAAAAACGAAAAACGAACATAGAGAATTCAATAGTTGACTAGTGTTGTAGTAACCTACAACACTACAACACTACAACACTACAACACTACAACACTACAACACTA